GGGATATTATATAACGTATAGAGACCTTAATGGGGCAATTCAAAAAATAGAGGATCTTGAGCACATTTATTCACAGAAAGGAGAAAATATTACATTTTACTGTTGGAACATTGGATACGGTGGAACTCCTGAAGGAACTGAGAATTTAAAAGAAAAAATTGAAACTAAGGGAGGCTTTGGAAAAGACAAAGAGAATCTAAGATTAGATAAAATTATTAGTTATTTTACTAAAAATCGAGAAGATGCCGATAATGTTAGAAGTATCTCAATATCCATAGATTCCGAATCTATAAGAAAAGAAAAACTGGCTAGAGAAAATCAGGGACCTAGTCAAGAGGAAATATATCCATCAGAGGAACCTAAGAAAGGAGAGCAATCTTTTGCTCAATCAAAAGAATCAGCTGAATCTAAAGAAGCTGAAGAAAAAGAATAATTTATATATAATATAACCAATGGCGGGAATTAAGCATTTAAAGCAAATCCACGATAGAAAGGGAGAAGAATTTCTAAACAATTTGCTTAACAATTATGTGATCATAAATGAACACATTGATGGTAATTTCTTCGGAGTGAAGAAGAATCAGTCAAATGATAGATTTAAATATTTTAAGAAGACAGGAGAAATTACTTACGTAGATCGAATGTTAATGAAGTTCTATAATCCTGCAGTTTCTCATTTTGAATCTATGCCGGACGATAAAAGAAATAGAATTCCTTCTAATTTTTACTTTGGATTTCAATTTGTTTCAGGAAAAGACGGTGGAAAATCTAAATATTCAAGATTGCCTAAAAATAACTTAGTACTTAGCTATATTCATAGATTAGATGAATCTGGAAATCCAATAGAAACTCTTCAAACCAAGGCAGATCTTGAAAAATGGGCATATTATTTAGGAGTAGAGCCTCCTCCAATTATATTTGAAGGCAAATTGGATGACGAGCAAAAGAGTGCAATTCTAGAATTTGTATACTCTCCTAAATCAAAATTAGAGGAAAGATTTCAAACGGAATCATTCTCTAAATACATACTAAAAGTATTAAATCCCGATGTTTCAGATGAGACTATAAAATCAGGTTTAACTGGAGACGTCGGTGGAATAGTCTTTAGATTCTACGATGAAAATGATGAAAACTCAAAGGCAAATGCATTTTTAGCTAAACTAATAGATCCTATTTTTATTGAAGCATCTGGAGATAATGTTGAATCTGAAAAAAATCAAACTAATGATTATATCTGGTTGATATTGATTGACCTGATGAATCATTTTGAATTATATAATGAGGATGACTTAATTAAAATGTGTCAAGGATCAGAAGATTACGATTCTAAATATATTTCAATTATAAATCAGGCATTTAAAGATTTCATAAAAGAGTATTCTTTTAAATACGACGGATTAGAATTAGATACTCCAGAATATTTAAATCTGCCTGAATTTGAGATGGATTTTAATCTAATGCAGGATGAGGATCTTAAGAATCTATTAAATGGTAATAAAACATATTGCGAAATCTATAGAATACTCTCAAACTTCTTTAGAAAAACAAGAAAGAAGTCAAGTTCAAGTTTCTTTACTCCAGATTTAATAGTTCAGCTTAATTTAATAGTTAAAAAAATTAAACGAGTTGTAGTAGGGGAAGCTGTATATGAAGGACTATTTCCTTCATTTGGAGAATTCGTAGGATCAGATCCCGGAGACAATGCTTATATTGGAGAATACGAATGGTATAATAAAGAAAAGGGAAAAAAGGTTGATTCTGAAGATGTTAACATTATAATAGGATCATTTCAACCTCCTCATAATGGGCATATTAAATCAATTGAAGCCTTAAAGGAAAAGAATGGAAAGAGAGCCGTTTTAGTTGCTCTATATTCAGGTAACAGAAAGAGCCCATTCTCAGATAAGGCAATTAGAGTCATGTTGGAAAAATTACAACAGGAGATGACTGAGTTAATTGCTGATGTGAAAGTAATAGGATCCAACTCTATTAAGGATATTATGAAGGAATTGAGGCCTAATTATAATCCAATTCTATGGGGAACCGGAGAAAAAAGAATAAAGGATCACTTGTTAGAATATGAATACATTAAAAATCGAAACGTGCCACTAAGGGTTTCTGAAGATTTTAAATTAATTCAGCTACCAAACTATCTTGATTCTCAACGAGTTAGGGACTCAATTCAATCAGGTGATTTTAATTCATTTAAGGACATGGTTCCTAAATCTATAAAATCAGAATTTTTTAATCTTAAAAAAGAATTGGACCGAAAGTAAAACCTAGTGTCCATTTTCTAATATAATTTCTAAAAACAAATCTTAGCGTGGAAAACAATATGAGATTCAAAGACTTAAAAGAAGAAGATAAGCAATTTTTTAAAACAGTTTATTTAGATAAATCAATTTCATGGGATGACAGAATCAGAATGTTAACTGAATTTGCAAGCAGATCCCAAAGAACTATTCAAAAATGGGTGTCAAAGCTTGGATTAACTGAAAAGGAAGAAACCGAATCCCCAGAACTAATTAAGGCCAAGCAGCGAGTATTTAATGAAAGAAGAAAGAGATTCATAATTACATGGGCTCAAAATAATACTCCAGTTCATTCTAGATTTTTATCTAATTTAGAAGAATATGCTAAGACTATTAAGGCAGACATACATATAATTGCAGGTAGATATAAAAACCCAACCTCAGTTTTTACAGATAAGAATTATGATACTTGGCACGAATCAATTAGAAAATATCTAGATGCTGCTCGGCATGATATTCATAAGTATCTGTCTATTATGTCAGATGTTAAAATTCAACCGACTGCGGTTAATCCTATGACTGGTATGCAAGGAATGAGTGGAATTAATAGCTGCGTATTTGGATCTCCAAGAGTGCAGATGGAAATGATTCCAGTTCTAGAAGGATGTAAGCCTAAAATGATGTTAACTTCTGGAGCTTGCACTATTAAAAACTATACTGATTCAAAATCTGGAAAGAAGGGAGAATTTCATCATACACTTGGATTCGTAGTAGCAGAGATTAAGGATGATGAAACTTTTTTCATTCGACAAGTAACTGCTGATGATAATGGAGACTTTATTGATCTATGGAACTCAGTTAAATTTAAAGGATCTAAGCAACAAATTAAATTTAACTCACCAGTAGATGAAATTGGTTGGAATAAAGATAATTTTGGAAACGAGCCTTATGAATGGGTAGGTGAATCAATCGTTAAAAGAATAGATCATATAGAAGCCTGTGTTTTAGGTGATTTGCACTTAGGGAAAGAGGATCCTCTTGTTATACAGAATACAATTAATTTTTTATCATCAATTAAGGTTAATCATGTTATATTGCACGATGTATTTGATGGAACTTCAATTAGTCACCATGAAATGAAAGATCCTTTTGCCCAATATGCAAAAGAGATTAAAGGAACAAATTCTCTTAAGAAAGAAGTTGATTATATGTTAGATCAATTAGATATATTCAATTCACTTAAGGAATCAAATGTTGTGATCGTTAGAAGCAACCATGATGATTTTATAGATCGATGGCTAAAGAATGAAGACTGGAGAAGACAACCAACTCCTAAAAATTCCATGGAATATATGGAATATAGTCAAATTCTACTAAAGCAATATTCAGAACAAGAAAGTATAAAAGGAGTAATTCCAGAATTAATTAATCGTAAATATCCTAAATTCATAACCTTAGGTCGTAGTGATAGTTATATCGTTAAAGGATGGGAACTAGGTCAGCATGGAGATGTTGGTTCAGCGGGAAGCAGAGGGTCTCTACAACAATTTAGAAAATTAAATACTAAGATTGTAGTTGGCCACTATCACGCACCCGGTAGATTTGATGGGGCTCTATCTGTAGGAACATCAACTGTATTAAGAGTTGGATATAATATAGGAGCAAGTAGCTGGTTACAGTCTCATGTAATCATACATGAGAACGGAAAAGCTCAACATTTAAACTTTATAGACGGAGAGTTTACAACTCTTAAATTGTAAACTATTTTAATCTTAGGGTTTGACCTGGATTGATTAGATCGTTCTTTAGGCCGTTTAATCTCTTAATGTCGTCAACTCGTGCACCAGTTTTAGCAGAAATTCCCGAAAGAGTATCTCCTGATTTTACAGTGTATGTCTCATAATTAGTTAAAGCGATTACATCAGATCTTACCCATCCATCGCCTCCACCATCAGATAAGTCAACGTTATACCACATTTTTCCATCTTCTCCGGTTGCCTCTCCGGTAACTTTTCCAATTGAATCTGGCCAGTTTACAACTGAAACCAAATTGTTTATCCAACCATTATTAACATAATTATCATCCCTAACATTAGCATATCCATTTTCTTTCTTTGGATATATCGTTTTACCAATATATTGGCCGGGAGTCTTTTTCGCGGTATGGCCAGTTAATAAAGGCTTTAAGAATTTATTATAGAAACTAGTGTTTCTTTTCTCCAATTCCTTGCCATCTGCATATCTTTTATAGTTTTCAGCGGCAGTCTTCCAATCTTTGTTTACAATCGCAGTTGTGAATCTAGGAAATTTATTAAGTCCTCCTAAATTAAAGGCAAAGTCAGTTAACATTTGTAATTGACTAGTACCTAAAATCTTTCCTGGAAAATTAGAGGAGACGTGATTTTTAACTATGCCCTCCGCTTGTTGTAAATCCTGTTTAAGATATTGTTCTGCCTTCTGTTCTGTCCATTTATCACCTGGTCTAACACTCCCAGTGTGACCGTAGCCGATCGTCCATACTCCGGTTGAATCCTGATATGCTTTATGCATACCCGAGGCATCTTTTACTGCGCCTTCTTGATCTTTAATATATTGAATAAAGTCAGGTGAATAGACAACGGCTGATTCGTTGATTCTGTTCCAGACTGAATATTTCTTTATATAGGAACTCATTAAATAAAATTATTTTTACACATTTTTATTTATCTTCTAGCTAAATAAATAAACAAAAGGAACTTCATACATGGGATCAAAGAAAGACTCTAGTTGGCAGAATCTAAGCGATTACCGATCTGGAAAAGATAAATTGAAGAATGCTATTATGCAGCACCCAGAAGAGAGTGCAGGATCCGATTCAGTATATAATTATATGAAAGGTGAAATCAACAGAAGTGGATGGGTAATGCCATTTGATCAATATGTTAACATGGGATCTAAAAAGGCTAATAAAGTTAAAAAAAGAAAATAAATGGCAAAATTTACAACAGATTCTCTTTTTAATAAGTATGCTAGATCAAATAGCATTTTTGAGGCTAAGAAGCTGGTAGTTAAGCCAGATGATCAGCTTGAAAAAGATTTAAAGGATGCACTTAAGTTAGCTGAGGAGAAAATAGATGATTCAGGCACTGGTGCTAGGGATATGTCATTTAACTCGATCAGAGGTATTCTAGACAGATTGCCATCTGATTTAATTAAAGCAGAACCACTTAATCCAATTATTGAGCAGATATTCTCCGTCATGACTTCTTCTAGCAGAACTAAGATGGTTGATGAATTTGTAGACGAGGAGGAAAAAACCTTAGAGGATATTATAAAAAGAAATAAGTCTAGGGACGGAGCAGATTTAATTTATAAGCGCGATGATTCCTACTCAGCTGATTTTAATCATTCGGCTCTTATTATAATGAGACTTGAAAAATTATATACAATCTATTCAAAGTCATCTAGAAAAGCAGGATTAGATCCAGAAGATTCTAAAAAGCTTTCCGGTGTTTCTACTAAGTGTGCAATCTCTATTAAAAAATGGTACGATTGGGCATCATCTACCTTTGTTAATTTAGTAGATGATCTTAAAAAAGGATCCCCCAGCGAAGTTGAATCTAAAATGGATTCAGCTGATGAATTTTCAAGCAATACAGGAGGCTCTGTGTTTAATATGGTATTCAATTATGGATCAAAGGAGACCACTGTTGCTAGTGAATTAGAAGAAATATCAACATCAACATTTAGGGAAGATTCAACAGGTAGAAGAGGAAATATTCGAAGAAAAAAATCTATTTTCAGAAAAATTAAGGAATCAGTTGCAATGGCAGCTCTTCCAATAATCCAGAACGGGGAGGTTAAGCGAGCAGGAGACTACTATAGACTCTTTACCGCTCTGAATACTGAAAAATCAGATTGGATGAATACTATTCTGCTAAATGACGTATTCAATGGACAGGTAACAGAATTCAATGATTTTAAAGCAGGAATAACTCAAGAAGATCCCAGAGAAGAGATACAATTGGTATATTTAAATGCCTGTGTAGGATGGACTTATAGATTTATAGATTCAGATTACATTTCAACTTTCACTGCTAGAGAAATAGATGATTATCGTAAAGCAATTCAAATGATTGTCCTAGAAAAAAAATCTGAAATCAAAAATTATTATCTTTCTAAGAATTTTAATCTTGGAGATTTTAATTCAGTTCATATAAAACCAGAGGTTGCTATTCCTCTCTATAAAACCGTAATACTAGCGGTTAGTGAAGAAGATAGAAAAAAAGAGAGTAGTTTAAGATCGATTACTAAAGGATTAGGCAGCGCAATATCGGGTATGTTTGGAGGAATCGAAGTTGACACTGCAGCTCTTGCTAAAGGAAAAGGATTTGCTGAAGGAGATAAGAGATTTATGGTTGGATTAAATAAGATCATTAAAGGAATGGTAGGAGCAGTTGGAGGAAAAGATGCAGCTAGAAAATATGGAGAGGCCCTACCTGATAAATGGAAAGGGGAAGAAGATAAGAAAAAAGGTACAGTAAAGGAAGATATGTTGTCTCCTATGGATTCTCCAGGATCTACAATGGTTCCAATGGAAGGACCAGGATCACCTAATCAGATTCCTGGAATGATGCCAAGTGATAATATGGACATGATGTCACTTGCAGGTCCGGCAGGAGGAAGTCTAACTCGTTTTAAAACAAATAGCAAGAAATCCGGTAAAAAATCAAAGAAGAAGAAAGGATCTCTTAATTCATTCGGAACAACTAAAGTTCTTAATTTTGAGGAATTTATGAAAGGTGGGAAGTATTAAATCCCAGGTCTAATATTCTTTATTTTTTAATAAATAAAAAAAAGATTATTTTGGAATGTCAGCTGAATTTCAACAATTAGTACGGGAATATACCACGAAGCCAGAGAAGGATGACACAAGGCATGCCCAGGTAGACAAGTATGGTCCTGTCCCCGGATCAATATCTCTATTTAATCCATTTAATATATTTAGATATAGTAGATATGGAATGAATCCAGGGGAGTATAAACAAGAACTCCATTCAGATCGAACTAGCCCATCCTCGGCGGATGCTGCCGCCCTTGCAGGTGTCAGTACTGCCGTATCAGCTGCTACTGGAGCAGGAGGAATAGACCCGAGTTTAGCAACATCTCAGACGTTAGGGGCAATTAATAACAGCTATCAAAAAATAAAAGATTTTAGAAAGGAGTACATCGAGAACCCTACTGCAAGTAAAATTATAGAATGGTCGAGACTTAGATCCAAACCAGGAGAAATTACAGCAGATGGACCTGTTCCATATTCCAATAGTGATTTTATATGGTGTAAATTTTATGGTAAAATTCCAAATAATAGATTGATAACTCTTAGACGATATCCCATTCCAGTTGAAGATAATTTAAACATTGCAGCATCTAAGATGCCTCTGGTGCCAATGGCACAGGCAGTTACCTGGTTTGATAAATCAGTGGGTAATAATCTAAATACTATTTTAAAACCTAGTTGGGGATTGAAATGGACGAGTAAGAGTGTGACGGAGATACAAGACATTCAAGGAAACGAGGTTACAGTTGAGGAATTAATAGCAGCACTCGGTCAAGGAGATTTAAAACCAGAGGTAGTTTCGACAATTAAGGCCTTAATTAGTGGAGACAGTAAAGTGGATATAGCTAAGCTTTCTGGGTTTGATAAAATAATTCAGGACTATATCAAAAATGCATATGGAGCCAACGGACCCTATTGGAATCGAATCTTAGGTCCCCTAAACGTGATTAACGACACTGCAATCCGGGATCGAGGATTCAAGGATATGAAGACTCCATTTACAGTAAAATTTGTATACTCATTGAGATCCTGGGGAGGAGTTAATCCTAAAATTGCTTTTCTAGATCTGTTAGGTAACTTTTTAAGTCTTACTTACAGCACTGCTCCTTTCTGGGGAGGAGGGGCTAGATATTTTGAAAGAACTGGGGTTACTCTTCCTTCTCTAGGTATGGAACAGAAATTTTTCGAGGGTGATATTTTCGGAGGAGTACAGACCGGAATGAGGGAATTAATGGATCTCGCAACCTCAAGATTTAGTACAATTGTGACGGCCGCCAAAGATTTAGTAGCAAGAAATCAAGGAAGAGAGGCCGGACAAGATCAAGATTTTACTGCAGCAGATAAAGAAGGATTTAAAGTAAAGAAGGATCTGGATGAAAATGCGGTTGTTTCCACTATTGAAAAGGCATTTATACCTAGGCTAGCACTTCTGATGCAGAAGCCTATACTCTTTAGATCAATATTAGACGGCAGGGCAGTTGGGGAATGGCATCTAACTATAGGTAACCCAATGAATCCAATTGCAAATATTGGAAATCTAGTATGTACAGGCTGCGAATATGAATTATCAGACACACTAGGACTGGATGACTTTCCAACTGAAGTTACTTTTACTGTATCGCTCCAGCATGCTAGAACCCGTGCTAAACAGGACATTGAATCTATGTTTAATGCAGGTAACGGAGCAATGACGTTCAGTGAATTGCCGCTACCTAGTTCCGCATCTAATTCATATGGAGACAGAAACACGGCTGCTGCAAATGCAGCAAGAAACGGAACCACTCCTGAAGGGGAACTTACACAAGCAAATAGTAACCCAAATATACAATATGGATCAGGTAATAATGGATTTGAGGAAACCAATTTTAATGCCCCAAATGGAACAGGTGCAACGTATGGATTAACCTCAGCAGGTGGAGCAGGCTCAAATATTGCAGGTGGAGGCTCGAACACATCCTCAGATATTTCATCTAAAGTTGCGACTTATTCTAGACAGGTTAGAACAATGTATGGAGATGGATTTGGAGACAGTACAATCTTAACTGACTATTTTACAGAATTAAAAACAAAAGATTAACATGTTAATTAGCAAACTATTAAGAAGAAAGAAGATCACTAAAAAATCAAATCTTGATTTTACTGATCTTATCAGTAGTACATTTAAATTAAATCCGGAAGTAGTAGGATCAGGTGGAATAACGATAGTAGGAGAATATGAGACAATGAGACCTGACTTGGTTGCAAATCGGATATATGGCGATATTTCAATGTGGGATGCTCTTTTAAAGTATAATGGAATATCTAATCCTTTCTCTTTAAAGCAAGGGACCTTGTTATATGCGACTTCAGATTCTGCTCTATCCGCTAGTTATGTTAATCCAAAGGAAATTTCAATTAGGGATCCAAAATCAGAGGCTCCAGATCGACCTAGTGCCAATCCAAATACCGGAAGAGATTCAAACCGGTCAGATAATTTAAATAAGAAAAAAGCCAGGCTTAAATCTAATTCTTCTAGTCCTGCAGTCAGTCCGACTACTCAAAAAGAGGCAGATCGTCTGAATCAACTGCAGCAAAAATCCGGTGGAGCATCTATATTACCTCCAAATATTAATCAACCTGGGACTTCTAATACTCAAAAATTACCAGACGGTAGAATTATATTCGGGGCAAACAATACTCAAGGTAATGTTAAAACCAGAACTGAACCTATTAGTAGAAAAAATCTTATAAATGAATTGAAAAAGAATAAAGGATTAAGTAAAAAATCTGCAGATGCTAAGAAATTCATTAATACTGTTATAGACCTACTATCAAGTAATTTAAATAAGATTAAATAATGGCATATAATCAAGTATTAAAGGTAACCACAGTTCCTAAAATATCTACTAAAGAGATATTTGCTCCCGACACATCAGGTGTTAATGGTCAAAACTTTAAATTTAAGGCACCAAAAAACTCTAGAGCAACAGAGGAATCAATAGGATCAGATGCCCCTTATATTATGATTAATACTGTTCCAATTGCATCAATTGAAAAAATGATAATCGATGAAACTGGAACCATTCCAACTATAAGAATTACATTTATCGATCCAACTGGGGCCCTTTCTGGACCTAATTATCCTAAAACAGATCCAATAATGAGCGTTTATATTAAAACTGCTAATGGAAAATTTAAGTCGATTGCCGGTGACTTTTTAATTACTAGTATAAAGAGCTCGTTAGATCCAAATGAAGATCCAGGTGGAGTAGGAATAAATGCAACATATGTGATGAGCGGGGAATTATATGTTCCAAAACTATATAATAATTTTTCTAAGAGTTATTCTAATTTAACTTCAGTTGAGGCACTTAGAGTATTAGCAGATGATTTAGATTTAGGATTTTCAGAATTAGATATTAGTACTAACGATGCAATGACCTGGATTAATCCAAATCGAAACGGACTATGGATGATTAATCATATATCTAAGCACGCATACATTGATGAAAATCAATTCTTTGATTCATTTATAGATAGATATTATAATTTAACCTTTGTAAACATATCTAATCAATTAGTACAAAATCAAGATTATGATAATACATACACGAACAATGTTGACGGATCTGGTCTTTATGGAACTCAGGAAATGAAAGAACGGGAAGAATCTAATTGGCAGGAAAATGTTATACCTATGATGCTAACCAATGAGGATCGAATGAGAGGTCGGCCTGACTATATAACAAATTATCTTTTAGAAGGGGAGCCAGGTAGAGTTTTAAAGGCTAAAGGGTTTAGAAAACAGATTTCTTATTACGATCATATATTAGATGAGGAAGATAAAAAAACTGAATTTTGGGTAAACCCGATTAAGATTAATGGGCAGGATGATGCGTCTAGGCTAATACCTAAAGATAAAATATTACAAGATAATTTAATTAAGCAATGGATGAGCATTGATTATGGCAACAATCATCGAGAATGGAATGGTGCCGCATTAATAAATGATCACAACCTAGCTGAATTAAATAAAGTGAAATTAAAAATAGAAACCCTAGGCGTAAATTTTCAAATAGTTAGAGGAGCATCTGTGCCAATAAATATATTTAAGACGATACAGCAGGCAATAGATCAAGAATCCTACCTCTATGAAAGAATAAGAGGAGAGAATAGGGATATTGAATCAAACGATTTACAAAATATTATAATAGATCCTTATTTAAGTGGAACTTATTATAATTCCGGGGTACGGATCCTATATGACTCAACTGATAAATTCGGTCCATTTAGAACTGAATTTCATATGAAAAGAATGAATTGGTTAGTAGAAAAAACTTATAATTATGCCACATAATTTTTTAGGAACAGAATTAAAGGTAGATACATTTCGAAAAGGCAGAATATCAGACCAATTTGACGAGCCTACCTATTTAACATTTGCAATTGATTTTAAATTTGAATCTACTGCCCCCTCGACCGTATCGATAATAGATGAATCTAGACTATGGGACAGTCCCCTGTTTGATGAGAGAAACTTTACTGAAGAAGATAGCACCGCTGGTAACAATGCAATGCAATTTTTAAAAAACAGGGGGTATACTGCACAGGCGGCAGGAATTAAACAATTTAAGGAAATATTACGATATCTAACGTTTGATGCACCTTGGTATTTTCAATCCATTACTGGTATACCTGCAATGTTTAAAGCATCTAGTGATGTTAGTTCAGGTGAAAGAGCAAAAGGAGTAACATTAGAGGTTAAAACACTTGAGGCCGTGGACCTTAGGATATTTGAATTAGCAGCTCTATATAGAAATTCAATATACGATTTAAAATTTAGAAGAGAAAGAGTTCCTGATAATTTAAGATGGTTTTCAATGGACATATATTTAGCTGAATTTAGAAATCTTAGATACCGACTCCCGCAAGCTGCAAGTGCGATTGCTCAATTAACCGGAGTAAATACAGCGGCTATTGGAAATGCAGTTACTTCAATTAGAGAAACTGCAAATACTGTGTCGGGATTAGCCGGAGCAATAGGTGGAAATCGACAGGCAGGATTAGAATTAGCAAGTGTATTCAAACAATTTGGATACATTAAATTTAGCTGTCGCCAATGTGAATTTGATTTTTCAGACTCACTACCAATCAGTAGTGATTTAACCGTTGGCGGACAAAGCAGGACTGCAGAAAGTAATAAATTTAAAATCAAGGTTGGTTATGTTGAAGAAGAGGCTAAATTTGGGGACGGTACTGTTGTGTATGATGATAATGTAAAAACAGACGTCAAAACAACTTGGGGTGAAAGACAGCAGGCGGCCCTCTTAGAATCATCAGCCAGCGCAATTTTTTCTGCAGGTCAGAATTTAGTTAGTGGAATAGGATCCTTCGGTTCAGGTAATAAATCTAAAAACGATTCACCAAGTGAATTTGGTAGAAAGGCAAAAGAGAGCCTGGCTAGTATAGGAAATGCAACTGGTATAAATACTGCACTCGCAGCAGCAGTTAGTCTATTTGATCCTCCTATTGATAACTTAGGAGAAGTTCACCCTTATGGATATGCTTCAAATGGAGACGAGGTACCTAATAGACCTGCTCCTTCTGGAGGAAAGCAATATGGGCCGGATAAACCAAAACCTCCCGTAACTGATTTAGGAGATGCAAATACGATTGGATATGCTTCAAATGGAGACAAAGTACCTAATAGACCGCCAGAGCCTAATGGCAATATATACGAATAACTATGATAAGCAATAGAGAAGTAAATAAATCTGAAGATGAATACGTAAATAGGGTATTCATGGGAGTAGTAGAAGATATACAGGATCCTAGAAAGGAGGGCAGATGCAAAGTACGAGTAATTAGCATGCACGAAGATGCTATTGCAACCGAGGATCTGCCTTGGGCATATCCAGCTCAAAAAAGTACGATCTTTGGAGCTAATGGTGCAGGATCTATATCAATTCCTAAAAAGGGGGCAATGGTAATTGTTAAATTTAACAACGGTAATATCTATTCTCCTGAATATTATTCAATCCACGAGCTTGCTCAGGATGTCAAGGATGAACTTAATTCAGAATATGAAGGTTCACATATCTTATTATTTGATAGTGACGAGCAATTAAAGATATGGTTTACTCCTAATAAAGGAATGACAATATCCATAAAAGATACATTTATTAATATTGATTTAAATAATAATATCAGACTTAAGAGCACTAATAAAGTAATTGTTGAATCTCCTAGGATAGAATTAGGTACAGATGCAGTAGAATCAGTAATTAAAGGAGATGCTTTTCTAAAAGCATTTAATTCTCATTCACACCCTGCTCCTAATACACCACCAACATTGCCACTAACAGAGATTGTTTTAAGTAAAAAAGTTAAAGTTAAATAATTAAAATATGGCTATTAATCCCTATGTATTTATTCCAAAGGTAACCAAAGAGGCAACCATTGAAGTAACAATCCTATATAAAATTAGATTGATCGAAGTTCAAACCTTTGCGCTTGATTATATCGAGACAATTGACGGAGTTGAGTATACTGGAATACAGGCAGTTAGGGAATCCCTAAAGGCTCAATCTAGAAATTATGGATTCTATGTCAATGGTAAATCTTATCCTAAATATGTACCAGAGGACGAGCAAGAAGATCCTGACACTAAGGCAATAAAGGATCAAAAGAAGCTCTTTTTAGAAACAACGGGACCTGAAATACCAGGGTTAAATAAAGACGCTATCATAGTTATTTTAGCATCAAAGGAACCTGCTCTAAAGAAACAATTTGATGATATTCAAAGAGGAATCAATGAAGATATAGAAGCAGGCATGTCAGAGGAAGATGCTAAAGAAAAAGCAAAGGCAGATCAACTAAAAATCATTGAAAAATATAAAGAGAGCATGGATGATTATGTTGATGAACGTATAGCTGACATTAAAAAGCAGTACGACGTGTTTTTAAAAAGTGTAAAGACTATTCCAGATACAGTTGCTAGTACTATTGCAAATATTGCTCTTCCACCTTCAATTTCTGTTCCGCCTGGAGCTCCTAATCCGGTATATTCAATAAATTTAGCTAGACAAATTAAAGCAAGCTTGGGTATTATTTTAGCATCTGCTGTAATTGCGTTTGGGATTATTATAAAATTGAGCTCAGAGCTTAAGTTTAAACTTCCAGAAGAAGTATTGGCGATATTTGATACTTTAAAGACCTTTGATGGGCTCCTAAAGTCTATTCCGATTTAATATATAGATTTTCTATATTTTCAAATCTCATAATCTTATTGAGAAGAGAATCTGGAGTAACTGAGACCATATTAAAGCCTAGAGACTGTAGATTTTTAAAATTATTGAACATTTTATCAAATCTCACATCATACCATGCTTTTCCGTACCTATTACTAGACGGATGATTTAAATCTTTCCAAAAATGACTAGGTTCTATCCATCTAAGATTAACCCCTGCAATATAAAAAGTGGTTTTAGATTTATCGATGCGATATCTTTCAGTTAACATTCTAAGACCACCTGATACCGAATCTGGAAATCTTCCTTTATCTGATCTTTCATAGGTGGTCAACCATTTAGGAATGTTTCGATATGTTCTTCTAAGCCAATCACTGGAAAAACATTCACTCCTGCCAATTAATTTAGCTTTATGAATAGGGTTCTCATCAAGCTCCCTAATAATCGGGTGATCTTGAAAAAAGAAATAATCAGGGTAATGCTTTAACCAAATTCTATTTACTCCGAATGTTTTTATTCGAGGATCTAATAATTCAAAGTTAATGTCATTGATCTGAGGACCATTTCCTAATACTAATATTTTCTCTAGTTTAACCAATCCTTTGAATTTATATTCTTATCGTCTATGAATAGATCATATGCAGGTTTTCCAAATTTAAGCTCGTGATACTGAACTCCCCATGTCTTTAATTGACACTCAGTTAATTCCCTCCAGTCTATTCCACTAACGGTCCCTCTTGCTGTCCAGAATACTATAGTATTTCCAGAATCATACAGCCGATTTACTTTTTCAATTGCTTCTAAAATCGGTCTGGCTGATTTATAATTCAGAGGCTCTAATAGAGTGCAGATTGTGTCATCAATATCAATATAGATTATCATTCTATCTTAATTTTATTTTGCTTTTTAAATTCTTGCCAATCTTTTCCATTCATTAGATCTGGAAATTTTTTGCCCCCGTTGCAAGATTCTTTGACATATAATTTACCCGGAACATCACATCCGCATTCTACGCAGTATCCATATTGCACACATTCGTATTTACAGATCTGAGCTCTATATAAGACCTGTTCTCTCTGATGTTGAGGTAATAGATCAAATTGATCCCCCAGCATTTTGATATTTCCTTCAATAAATTGAATTATATTTTTAACTTTCATAAAATTCAGTGACTTGATATATGCTTAAAAAGTCATCAATTGACATTCTTTTTATTTGACTCCAGTATTCAACCGCCTGCGCATCACTATCGAATTTGCCTTTAGATATAGGCTCCTTAGTTGAATCAGATAAACTATAATAACAATACATAATGTTTTTCATAAATATACTTATTTTAAACTCCTCTTAAAGATTTTCTTTTACTTAATTCTGATCCTATCACTCTTCTAGGTCCATATCCACCTAAAGATTTTTCAATATCTCGAATTCCCTTTACTAATTTAATCATTCCTCCGGGCTCAACTGATGCCATTTGATCTGATCCCCATAGTGCTCGATCTAGGGTAAGATGACGTTCAACCCAAGTTGCACCTAACATAGTTGCGGCCATTGTTGTGACTAGACCAAATTCATGACCTGAATATCCTATTTCAGAGGATGCATTATTATGACTTAACCAAGTAATATATTCTAGATTCAACTCCTCAACTGGAGATGGATAAGTTGAATTGGTATGCATGATTACATCTGGGTTACATTCTGCTATACATTCAATGATTTCAGATTCCTCACTCATACCTGTGCTAATGATCAAGGTTTCAGATTTTTCTCTTGCGTATCTACATAGCTCTAAATTTGTGATTAGAGCAGATGGAATTTTCATAATGTTTGCATAAGAAAATCCTTCTTCTGACCACCTATTCATGAAATCAACCGATTCAATGTCCCAAACAGAGGCAAACCATTGGATTCCTTTAGTCTGGCAATATCTGTCTATCACGTAGTAGTCTTGATATGTTAGTTCAATATCTTCTTTATATTGTAGATAAGTTGTCTCTTCTTCTCTCCAAGGGACCCTCTTAGCCTTTGATTTTTCTGCTTCGGGAACACATATTTCAGGAGTTCTTTTTTGAAATTTAACGTAGTCGCAGCCTGCAACTTTAGCAACATCAATTAAATTGCATACATTAGTCATGAAGTGGGATTTAGTGGCTCCATATGCAAAATTAATTCCTATTTCAGCTATAATTTTAGTTTTCATGTATTACTTTATTTTTTTAGCCGGGGTTCCAACATATATTCCAGGTTCTTCAATATGTTTAACAACACCGGAATTTAGGCCGATCTTCACTAAACTATGTATTGACAGTTTTTCTTTAATGGATGCATTGGTGCCTACATAGACACATTCCCCAATAGTACAATTTCCAGATATTTTTGCGCCAGGTGCGGTTGTAAAAAAGTCTCCAATTATACAATCGTGACCTACTGTTGACATTAAATTTAAATGACAGTGTTTTCCTATTTTTACATTAGTTGTAATTATGCAATTAGCAGTAATTATTGATCCGGCTCCTATCTCAACTTTTAAATCTAATATCTGAGCAGATTTATGTATAAATGTAAAATACTCTGTTTCTTTTGGAAGTCGGTTAGCTATGTTTTTGCGATCAACGGGATCTCCGACAACAATTAAAGCTGTCATTTTATCGGGATCGAATTGACTTAGTGGATATATTTCATCTGAATTTTTCATATAAAATTTATCGTCTACAAAACATTTTAAGTTTGCTCCATAATGAGCTCTAACTTCTCTTGCAAATCCTCCGGCTCCAATAAGTACCTTTTCTTTATTCATGTTCTTTAATTATTTTTAATAATCGACAAATACTTTTTTGTATATTAAATAATTTACATTTATATGTTTTTGATTCATCTGACACATTACTTCTCTAGCATGTCCACCGTATCCTATTAGAGCTTTTTTTATTCTATAGTTTTACAATTCTTAAATATATCAAATTCAGTTAAATCTCTATATCCATTTAATTCTCCTTGATCGGACACATGTTCTGGATAATTTTGTAATAAACAAAGTCCTTGTGCGGCTTCTTGTGGAGTCATATACATATTCCAACCTAAAGATGATATATTGTCCTCCTTGTAGTATTTTTCACTTCTACCTTCATATCTGGACTTTTTGAACCAATCAACGGCTTCTTTATTATCAGTGAGAATCATTCCACCTTTTCCTATTCCAAGATTTTTCTTTATATGAAAAGATAAACACATAAATGTTCCTGGAATGTACATGTTGGAAGTAAGTCTTTTAGCTGCGTCATATATTGGATATGGTTTTAGTTGGTAAATTCCAGTCCAATGGTTTGATTCTGGTCTTTTATCAAATCTTAATTGAGCACCGGACTGAATTATACTCATTGGAACTGACAAATAAGTCTTCGATGGTATAGTTACTTCTTCGGCTTCTAAATACTTACAGCACAAAAATAGAGCATTTGTGCAACTATCTATTGATACAGCGTAGGGTGCATTTGTGTATAGAGCAATTTCTTCCTCAAACATCTGAACAATTTTATAGGGGTTATGTTTTTTTATTGGCATAATTTATATAATATTTTTTAATATGGTGTGAATTTAGCTTTAGTTGGTAATAGAAATTTCATGAATGATATTTCCTCTTCTGTCAACCTCTTAGTATATTTTCTATCTGATATATTAAAATAGGTGTAATGTTCACTTATTATTTCAGAAAAATCTGTTACTATTTTGATATTTTTTGGTGAACCAAACTGTTCATAATGTTTGTTCATTTTTAATAATTTGTCCTCCAGTTTAACCTCACTGAACTGGGGTTTTATTTTATCAGTCAAATCTTTTGCGGGTGATCCTCCGTATATGTGATTGCTCTTCATATCTTTTGTTATGACAGAACCAACTAATGCCATCGATTTGTCTTCTGCTACTATTGGTGAAACTATACAATGTCCAACAAACCAACAGTCATTTCCTATTCTAAGTTCACTTGACGAGTTGTAGTTACAACCTTCCAAATCATCTCCATATAAAATGTGAGACCAGAGTTGTGAGTGGGCTCCGATTCCACAATTGTTTCCTATAGTTGTCCCTCCGATTCCATCTATTATTGTATACTGGCCTATCCATGCATTATGTCCTATGTTTATTGGTTTATATCCATGTATGTTTGTGTGATGTTGCACTTTACAGTAGTCTCCTATCTGGAATTCGTCTACTATTATTTGTACATCATCACCTATAAAAGTGTTATCACCAATTACGATTTTTTTTGCTTTACCGTTTATACCTCTTATTTTTGCAGTTGGCGATATAATCACATTTTTACCAATAATTATTTCTTCAGCTTCTATCATACATTTTTCAATTTATTTTTACTAACCAACTAGAGTCTGAAAAAATGATATCTGGTTTACCAAAAAATTCATTAACTGCTTTTATAACACCAGGACTGTCATTGCTGTAATCATGTCCAGCTATCAAACCATCTTTTTTAATTTTTTTTAGAGCATTGGTAATATCATCTTTAACAAATTCATAATCATGATTTGCATCGATATATATAAAATCTAGTGTTGGTAGAGATTCTAATGCCTCTGAGAAATACATTTTAAGTTTTTTTATATTGAATTCTTTCATAGATTCGTCAAAAGTTTTCTCAACGATTGAAAAGTCGTGACTTGGTTGTATCTTTTTAAAGTTGTCCATTTCGTCTTTCCAAATATCTATTGCATATAGTAAGGTAATTTTACCTGATTCTAAAAACATTTTAGTACTTTCGCCTGCGTAACAACCTACTTCAGCCATTATTAAATTATTAGGAATGTAATCAATTAAGTCTAATAGACCCTTTGTGTTAGAACTTCCTCTCATTTTCAATATCATAGTTTTTATCTTTTATTTTTTATCCAGTAGTCTAGTTCCAACCAGTCTTTTCCTGTTGTGTGTGGATTAATGCTTGGTTGTATTGTGTTTATTTTTTTAGACTCAAGTTTTATATTCTCTAAGACTTCATCAACATCTTTACATTTAATTAATGATTCGTATGGATATGGATTTTCAAATGTCAATGTTTTTACACCCATTAATGAAAATTCTCTTGTAGTTGTCATTCCGTGTCCTTGTGAAAAGTTGAGATTTAGAAAACATTTTCTATAATAATTTTCAATTAAAAATTCTATGTTATACATATCTGACTTGTTGATATGTTGAGTTGTTATAATTTCATAGTCTATTTTAGATTGAATATAATCTATTTTTTCTTTTGGGCTTGGAGTCCAACCATTTGAAAATCCAGAGTAATAATATATTTTGTCTCCTAATGTACTAGGATTAAACATGTTATAGTCTTTTATTTCTATAACCTCTTGTTTGTGAATTACATTTTCTGGTAGATAATAGTCTTTCGGTAAAGAACATTCGGTTATAAGTATAGTCTTTTCTATATTTTTAAGTATTCCAAAGTTTGGTAAGTCAGTCGGTGTAGATGGTAAAACTACTTTATATCCTTTGTGTGATTCAAAAATATTTTGTAGCCCACTAAATCCAAAGAAGAATAATGGTTTATCATCATCAAAATATTTTGACAAACTCCATTTTTTTTGAAACTCATATTCAAAGAATCCTATAGAGGGACACGTTATAAATTGTTCTATTTTCATTGTTTATAAATATCAAATTTTGATAAGTCTGGATAAGGTAATTCCAAATCTTCATTAATCTTTTTTGTACCATCAGTGTTATAAAATTGACCCATTAGTAGTAGACCTCTCGCTGCTAATTCAGGCATCATATAAAAGTTCCAACCTAACATATCGAAGTGGTCATCATGATAAGAACACTCTCTCCTACCTGAATATCTAGCTCTCTTAAACCAAAGATAGGCTTCGTAATTATCGGTTAGAATAGCTCCTCCCTTTGATAACTTGAAGTGTTTATATGGTCCAGTGAATGATACACACATATGAGTTCCTGGTATATACATATCAGCAGTGAATCTTAAAGCAGAATCCCAGACATTAGAACCTTCTAGTTGGTAAGCTCCTTTAATTGTTTTCCCTTGAACTGGTTTAAATTTTACCTTAGCTCCTGCGTGTATAATTTCACAAGGTACTGATGGATATGTTCTGGATGGAATTGTTAGTTCTTTACCCTTTACATTTTCATACATCATGGATAGAAAAAGAGCATTACTCTGATTATCTACCGTTACAACATAAGGTGCTCCGGTATAATCAGATAAGGATTTTTCAAAATCTTCAGTTATTTTATAGACTCCATTTGCCATATTATTATTATTTTTTAATTCTAGTATAATTTTTTGGATAAGGAAGAGCCTGCCAGTTAATTATTCTATTTTCTCTATATTCCTTTTCAAATTTATATTTTTCTGATAAACCATCGATGTCATATCCTCCCTTAACTGTCCCTAAATTATATGTATATGTTTTATAATATTGTGAAACACTATAATTGTTTTTTGAAGCAAATTTTTGTAAATCCCCATCGTATACTCCATTTGGACATTCAATTAAGTATTTTTTAAATAAATCAGTATTAATAGTTAATAAATGTCCCCTACACGGAGGAACCTGTACGTCAGATATCTCCTTCGAAGAAAAATTCTTAAATGTAAAATCAGGATTTTCAATGAATCTAGATGAGCTATTCTTTAAATTGTAAATTGAATCTGGTAGGGAATCATTCTTTGTTTGAAACCCGATTATTCCAATACCGTTATCTGTATTAAATTCATTGATGAAATCAGTAAGCCAGCAGTCCTTTGTTGAATCTGAAAGAAGACAATCTCCATCACTTACGATAGTATATGAAGATATAGGAGTATCATACTTGGTGTGCTCAGATTGAAACATATGAGGTATAATCTTCGTTCCGTGATTATTTTCATAGAAATAAGCCGCATATATTAAATTATTTTCAAGTAGTTCATTTAATTGACTTCTGATTTTTTCTGAATTTTTACTATAGTTATCGCCTACTATTATTCTAACAGGGTGCTTAGTATACTTATGTATAGCCGAAATAACATCAATTATAGTATCGTCAAAAAAATACGAAATCATGTAAATGTTTATAGGTTGTAGGTTTAAATTCATCTTAAATTTTTAGTTTATTTTATTTGATCCCTTAAATGAATTTCCTTCCAGATTATAATTAATAAAAGGATTTAGGGAATATATGTTACATCCATATTTTTTACAAAGCTCTTTCTTTACATTGATGCTTTGATTTTCAATTACGCTTAACCATTTTTTATACTCTTCCCAATTTTTCCAAGGGGTCTCTGAAATGCTTTTATAATATCCATCGAAAACATGTTTATCATTAAGTAATCCACAGTCATGACCAACTATAATGATGTTTTTTGCTCCCATGTAAGCTGCCACATGTATTGCAGAAGTTATTGTAGAATAACTAACTATTATTTTATCAGAACCTAAGATAGAAAAATCAATTTGAGTGTGCCGATTTTCATTATGATCGAACACGTAAAAATTAAGGCCTTCATTGCCTTCTTGGTTCTTTTTCTTTTTTCCTTTTGTTATGTCTCCACTGTCCCATAAAGAACATATGACTTCAGCTCCAGATTGGATTGATTCTTTTATGTAAGATGCTTCCTTTCGAACTAGGTATTTACATTTAAACTTTCGATATACTTGATTGACTCCAATTGTTAGTTTTCCTTCAAAAAAAGAAGGATCAATATGATCAGATGATGGACCTGAGGCAATCACGTAAATATCGGAACCCCTATGTATATTCTTAAGATTAGAAATTGGACGTATCATATTCCTAATATTTTTTTATTAGCATCTCTAACTATATTAGCAATAAATCGCTCCATTGCATGTGCCATTGTTCCATCAGGTAAATGACCTAATTCAAAATCATTTGAAGTAATTCTATTTTCTTTAAATACCTGTTCAAGAAGATCAAATCTCATCCAAAACATTGACCCTGCAAAAAATTTAAGAGTAGAATCATTAACATTAAATCTCCTTCTTAAAATATTTATTTTCTCAGCGTTTACATTTTTTCCTGCTTTATTATCAAAGGATGACATCCCAATTAAATATCTTTTATCTCCAATCATTCCAATTTCATCATTAGAGAAGTTATTTATTATTTTAGACTTTGCATCTATTATTAGTTTAGTATATAAATTTTTTCTCCAAGATTCTCCTTTTCTTTCATTTATCAATTTGCTCTTTTTAGAATGAATTTTAAGAATCCAATCGTACTTTAAATTGTTATTGAAAATCAAATTTAAGGATTCAAAAAATCCTCCAAAATCCGAACCTCTATTTTCAACTTTACTGATTTGAGCAGATGGATAATCCCTTAATATTTCAAGTTCAATGCTTGGATTATCTATACATAAGCTGACATATAGATCAAATTCAAATCCTAATTGATTTAAATTATTTTTAATTTCTGGCCAGATATCGATATAATATATGTGGCACATTACTGCTATCTTATTATCGCTTTTACTTTTAATTAAACTCAAATTTAGCAAATTAAGTTCTCTTTTCCAAAGATCCTCTATTTTTTTATATCTCGATTCAAAATCTGATTTAGAAGGATCCCATGGTTTAGAACCAACATAGTGTATAATTTTTATGTTCGAATTAAATTGATTAAATTTATTATCGGGAAAACATCTCTTTAAACAGTTATATTCTATTCCTAGCATTGGAATGCCTCCTGGAAAAAATGAATTCATTATTGTTTGATCGGCAAGTACCATATCCTTCATGGTTTCCGCGTGATCGATTAATTTTTTCTTATATTCTTTATCTGATATCGAATGACTCAGTAGCAAAAATCCTCCATTAAATGTGGAATATTCCCTTTTAATATATTCACCTGCATCCGGAGTAACTACTATATCGTGATTCAATTTAAATATCTCGGAAATATCATTTAATACTAACATATCCGAATCTAGATATAATATTTTATCAAAATATTTAATATCCTCAAAAACTTCAAATGTAAAAAGAGAAGGTATCAATCTACTCTGAGCCTTCTTCATTTTTAAGAATTTGTTTATTAATTTTTGATATTGAGATACATTAACTGGCTTGAAGTCTATATCTTCGTATATAGATTTTGCTCTATTCATATTTGAGATTGATATAGGAGAATATTCATTATGATAATATACGATAATCTTTCCTTTAAACCAAACATTATTTCGTAGGAAGCTAGATAACATTACCATTAACCCATCTATAAACTCATTATTACATATTGTACATAAGGCAATATTTAGATCATTAATCTTTACTCCAGATTTAGGATTTAAGTTTCCAATATTAAGGTGCTTTTTAGGTTCTATGATTTTATTTGGAATGGAAGGTAAACTTCTTTTATATTCTCTAGGCTTATGTAAATCATCAATTACAGATTTATTTAAATGATTCCAATATGTATTAATTCTGGAATAATTTTGACCCCCAAGTTCGCCTGTGTTCAGTTTAACTGCATAGATTCCTTTTTGATATCTAATAAATTCAGTATATCTATGATTTGGAAAATTAGAAGAGCTAATTAAATACTGATTGCTGAATCTTTTTATTCTGTCTAGGGTAATAACCTTAATTAGAGAATTAGATACCGCATCTGATTTAAATATATTATCCCCGAGTAGATTTTCCTCCAATATTGGTCTTATTTTCATATTGATTATATTTGAAGGAATATACATCAGTGAATGATCTATTAATTCGATAGATTCAGTATCTAGAGATGGAAATTTTTGAGAAGATATAGTAACAGATAGTTTGTTGTCATTTAAGAATGAGGAAATATTTTTTTGAAAAAATACATTTCTTGAAAAATATATGCTTCCTTGAGATTTAATATCGAATGCCTTTAGATAAAGATGTTCTAATAATGAATTTGAATTCCATCCCTTTTTAGAAATCCTATTTTTAATTAATATCAGATCATCATCAGGTATTTCCAATATTTCGATCTTATCATATAAAAGATTTATATTTTTTATATTTTCAGATGTTAAGGGATTTGATTTTAAAGTCAATACTATAACAGTTCCTTCAAACCAAGTATTATGTTTAATAAAGGTTGATATTGCTAGCCTTGAGTTGGCAAAGCACATGTTGCTAGCTTCGGTTATTGCGCAAAGGTCGTTATATATTTTCATTTAATTTATCTAAATCTTTTTGAGTATCTACATCAATTGGAGAATTTACAGGAAAAAACATTGTTTGATTATTGTATAGATTGTTATTTAAACTATTTATCATACTTGAATTGAATATGCCTATAAAGTGACATAATTCAAAACATTTAGGATAATCCTGTCTTCTATATAAATCATGCCAAAATAATTGAGATCCTCGACCGTCTTCCTCCTCTTTTAAAATTAGAAAAGGGGTATGTTCTATCTCCTTTTTGCATAAGAGACTCTTGGCCTCATTTAGATGATAAAAATCAAGAGCCCTCTCAATATCAGACCATTTTCTCTCCGGATAGGTTAAATATAGTAGGATAATTTCTTCACCCTGTTCTAATTTTCCAGTAAGTATGAGATAATTTGTTGCCCAATTTAGGGTAAATTTCATTGAGGCCTCATCGGTTGCGGTCTCTTCTAATCTTTCAATTGATTGGAATTTATATTCCCGAGCTAATTTATGAATTTCAGGATCATCTGTTAATACTATTACGTGATCTTTATATTCATTAGGTATTGTATTAGCAGTGTGTCTAAATAGGGTTCTATTTTTACCAGGAAGTCCTTTAGATCCCATTCTAGCTGGTATTATTATTTTCATAGTTTCATAAATTCCTCCAAGGTTATTTTTGGCACAGTATCAATCTGACTAGCGCTGCTTAAATTATAGAGAGGAACCCCTCTCTTTTCAAGTTCATGTTTAATTATAGAATATCCACCCCTAAGATCTTTAAGATATCCCATTCTGGCAAGAGAATGCTGACCGTCCTTAGGGGAATAGAAGTGCCCTTCTGTAAAATCTACCCCTATCATTCCAATCGCCCGGGCTCCCATTTTATATGCAATATTAATCGCAGTGTAAGGAGAATTTAAGAAATGATCTACTTTAGACGGATCATCCAGATTACTGGCTCCTTTTTTTCCAAGATCGAAATGTATTATTTTTGGATTTCTCCAACCGCTAACACAAGTCAATAGTCCCTTGACTTCAGCCTCATTAATTAATTTCTTCCGATTATCATTAAATCGGTTAGGATGATCAGTAACTAGAAGATAGGTAGGATTAAATAGTGCAGGTACATCATTGACTCCAATAGTAATAAAATTCTTGTGATGAGGCTCAAATTGCTTCAGGGAAATTCCGCATCCGCATACAATTATCTTTTCATCCTTATGAATATTATGAAACTCTGTGAATTTTTTAGGTAGCATTTCGAAACCTTAAGTTTATTTTCTTATACAATATTAAATAAAATAAGTTTACGTTAAATTTGAAAGATTATTATAAAATATTAAAGGTGTCTCAGGATGCAACTGATTCTGAGATTAAAAAGTCATACCGAAAACTGGCTCTGGAATTCCACCCAGATAAAAACCCTAACAAAGAGGCAGAAGAATCTTTTAAAGAAATATCTGAGGCATACACTGTCTTATCTGATCCGGCTAAGAGAAAAGAATACGATTTAAAGAGGTCGCCAGGTGGAAGAAACGGAACTTTTGGTTTTGACGACTGGGTAAATGGATTTGCAAAAGATTTTGAAAATCAAGAAAATTTCGGTAGAGGATTCAAGCAGCGAACCTATACTCGATCCTCTAAAGGGGCCCCAGATTCCAGATATTTAGATATAAAAAGATCGATTGATGTAGATCTAATAAACGCGATCGAAGGTAAGCCAATTGAAGTTTCCTATTCAAGATCCATGGTTTCAGGCGAATTAATAAAATCAGAAGAAGAAAAAACATTAAACATTCATCTTAATCTTAGAAAAAAATATGCAAATATTTCTGAAGAAGGAGGAGAATTATTAATCAAAATTCGGTTAGAAAAATTAGGAAATGAGGATATACATACTCGAGTTAACATGTGGGGAGAGAGGGAAAATATCCTGCTTTTTGGGGATTATCATTTAACAGTAAAGATTAAATTACCGGAAGGTATTAAGTTAGAAGGTAATAATATTATACAGGAATTAGATGTCCCTCTATATAAGGTAATATTGCCTAGTAACAAAATCCGGATAAAAACCATGTTTAATAAAACCTACGAGGCTGAGGTAAATTCCCCAAATAGATTAAATGATATAAAATTAAATTTAAAGGACCAGGGGGTTCTAATTAAAGAAGGTGAAATCGGTAATTATATTATAAAATTTAATATCATTCCGCCTGATTTATCTAATTTAACTGGGGAAGATTTAAATGCCCTGGAGAAATTATTATCGTAAATATTACAAATAATTTTATTTTTTTTCATAAGAGTCCTATATAAATAATAAAAAAATCAAGGACTCTTGAGTAATCTATCAAACAATTCCTCATATAACAACAGTGATGTTGTTTTAATCGTTGAAAACGTAGGTGAGGATCTAATGGTAAGAAACAATGCCCCTAATAATATTGTATTAGAAGGTGTTTGTGCCGTTTTTGGAGCAAAGAATAATAATAACCGAGTTTATGAGAAAGACGAATATCTTCCTCATTTAGGTTATTTAAAAGATAAAATTTCTAAGAAGCAATTAGTTGGAGACCTAGATCACCCGCCTCATTTTGATGTTACTCTTAAGAGTGCATCTCACATAATTGAGGGATTAGATTACGATGGTGGCAATAAAGTAAACATCAGATTAAGAATCCTAGAAAATACTCCAAATGGAAAAATTGCAAAGGCTCTCTTAGAAGGTGGTGTTGGACTTTCTATTTCTTCTAGAGCAGCAGGTCAGGTATTAAATGAGGGTAAAGTTAAATTACACCGAATTTTTACATATGATTTAGTTGGAGAACCTGGATTTACTGAAGCTATTCTTAAAGAAACAGTAAGCGAATCTCTTAAAACTAACTTCAAAATGTTAACTGAAAGTTACGATCATCTTAAATCAGAATCTTTTGTAAATAAGAACGGATTAGTTGATATTTCTGAAAGTTTTAGTTTTGGTGAAAATGTATCAATCTATAAAATAAATAATCCTATAGAATCAGTTTTAGAGAATTCTATACAAACACAAAAAAATAATAACACAATGGCCGATCAGTTTGTAACAGCGGATTCAATGAATAAATATTCGAATCTCGTAAAAGAACAAATTAACAGTATTAAGTCTGAATTGAAGAATCAAAAAAAGATTTTCGAATCTAATGGCGTTTCTGGTAAAGACGTAGACGTTGCTAAATTAGCAGGTTTCGTTAATTATTTAGCGGAACACTTAGAAGGAGTAATTAACTATTCAGACTATTTATCTGAAATGGTTAATAAGTCAGTTAAGTATACTGAGCATATAGCTGAGACTACTAATAACGCAATCGAATACAGCAGCTATGTTGGAGAAAAATTAAATAAGAGCATTCAACATCAAGATTATATCGCAGAGAAATTGGATCAAACAATTAATTATACTGAATATATCAAGGAGAATTTAAATAGTTCAATTAACTATCAAAACTATCTTGCTGAAGAAGTAGATAAAGGAATTCAATACACTGAGTATGTTGCTGAAGGAGCTAATAAAGGAATTGAATTTGCTGAATATCTTTCTGAGAACATCAATATTAACAGAGACTATATGCAATATGTTGCTGAAAAATCAGCTCAGGGAATCGGCTACACTGAGTACTTAGCAGAACAATTAAATAGTGGTTTAGATGTTGCTAAAAGAAATGTATTAGGCGGAGCTTCTAAATTGAACGAGTCTCAATCAGTAGATCAATTAATTGGAAAAGTTGATGAAGTTATTGCTAATGTTAATTCAACTTCTTCTAAAAAAGTATTAGAATCAAGATATCCTTTCTTAAAGGTTATGAATGAGAATAACAGAGAAAGATTCTATAAATTAGATACTGCTACTAAACAATCAGTGGTTGAAACTTTAGGAGCTGCAATTTGGTTTACCGAAGCAGATGTTTTAGGAATAATCGAATCAGTAGTAGATAATAAAATGCAACACATCCCTGCTCATGTTAGATTTATGCCAGACGAATATAAACCAGTTTGGAATTTAATGAATGAGTCAGAGAAAAATAGAATTCATGCTAAATCTCAACTTTATACATTGAATACTTCTTATCAAGTTAGAGCCTTTTGGGACGAACAAGATTTAAGAGGAATTAATGAAAGAGTTGAATTAGAGAAAAATAATGCTAAAATGCATAAGCTTAACGAAAGCCAAGGTACAGAAGGTATGATATCCGTAGATCGGATAGTTGAGCATCAAAGAGGATATACCTCTAATTACCTAGATACTTTAATGCGCGGAGCACAGTATCGCAAATAAAAAAAATCATTTTAAAAAATGGCACGTACAAAAATTTTTAGACGCTCAAACGACAATCGTTTGACAAACACGTGGAAGCCTATTTTAGAAGGGTATGGTGCAAATGTTGACAAGACACCTTGGTTAGCTGAATATGCTCACAATCACGCTATTTTCGATAATAGCAATCCGATTTTCGAGCAAGCAGGTCCAGGTCAATTCTTACAAACACCAGGAGCTCTTCCAGGAATGGGTAACCCAGTAGCCCCTTTAGCCGGGCAAACACCTTTTTCAAGTGGAATCAAAGGATCTTATTCTGATTCAGGATCAGGGGATAAATTCCCTTCATTGCTTCCTGTAGCGATCCAAGTTGCAGCTAAAACTATCGGTTTCGACCTAGTTCCAGTTGTTCCTATGGATTCTCCAGTAGGATTCCTTCCTTACTTAGATTATCTTTACACAGGCGGTCGCTTAGATTCAGAATTTGAACCTTATATGGTTAAAATTCAAGGAATTACTGAGACTGACTTAGTTGGTGGTACTTTCCCTGGTACCAATGCAGTTGCTTTTACAGTTGCTCCAGCTAGAACTTATACCTTTGTAGGATTCTCAAGAGTAGATGGTCACTTGATTTTAAAAGTTGAAGATGATGCATCTAACACTGTTGCAGCTGACTTGAACGGAAAAATAATTTCTGCTGTTGGTGGTACTGCTTGTTCTGGTGGTGCACCTGCTAGAACTATCGCTTCTGCTGATGTTCAATTAGTATCTGCTTTGGAAAACCATATTTCTGGTTTCTCTGGAACTAGCGATGCTGCTTACGCAGGTACTGCGTTCAGCGGTCCTTACCTTCCTGGAACAGGAAACGTAAATGGATCAATGGATAGAAATGCTGGTGAAAATTCTAGATTCCGTCAAATGGGTCTTAGAATGTTTACTAAATTCATCGAGGCTGAGACAGATCAGGTTGCTATCTCTGCAACAGTTGAGCAAATCCAAGACTTGAACCGAGTTTGGAATTATGACGTAATCTCTATGTTAGAGAACGTTGCAGTTAATGATTTAGCTCAAACAATCAATAAGAGATTGATCGACAGAATCTTTACTTTAGCTGATACTCACAATACTACAGTTAACTTGGTTGAAGGTTCTGGAATCACAACTCTTGATCTTACTGCTGGTACTGGTGGATTCGAAAACGTTTCTACATTACAGAGAAGATTAGTAACTAAAATTCTTGAATTATCTAACTTGATTTACCACAGAGGTAGATTTGGTGCAGGTACATTCATGATCACTAACGGACGCGTAGCTTCTGCTCTTGCTGATGTTGCTGGTTACTCAATCGCACAAGTTCCAACTGATATGGCTGGAGTTGCTGGTAACCTTTACCCTGCTGGTAAAGTTTACGGAGTACAAGTATACGTAGATCCTAACTTAAGATTTGGTGATACTAGAATTTGTATCGGTCGTAAAGGTGCTGATGAAGAGCCTGGAGTTAAATTCATGCCTTACATCATGGCAGAAAGTCTTCAGACTATTGCTGAAGGTACTTTCTCACCAAAAATCGGTATGAAATCTCGTTACGCTATCACAGAAGCTGGATGGCACCCTGAAACTCAATATGTAAATATGGAGGTAACAGGTGACTTAGCAGTTCTTACTGGTGGTGTTGCACCTTCAAACACTCCTTAATTTTTATATTAAGAAAAGATAAAGGGAGATCGAAAGGTCTCCCTTTTTTTATTAAAGTTTTTTAACACATGGGATATTATGAAGATGATGAAATATTAAAAAGAGTGTATAAGGACGTTCCAATAAACGAATTTAAAGGATCTGTCTTATATGTCGGAATGGGTTCTGCCTGGGTGCCTAGAATTCAACCTAAAGCAGTTAAACGAACAGTAATAGTAGAAATAGATCAAGATATAATAGATAGGTATTTTCATAAATTAAATCCCGATTGGGAAATAATAAGATTTGATGCTTGGAAGTTTCACACTGAGGATAGATTCGACTTTATATTTATAGATATATGGGATTCTATTATATTAGACAAATATATGAAAATTATAGAGAATAAGTACTCTAATTTTCTAAATCCCGAAGGAAAGGTTATATTCTTAGAATCTATAAGAGTATTCTAATTATTAGCTTGAATTATTTGAAAGGAGATCAAAAGATCTCCTTTTTTATTTAGTGAACATTTTTTAAAATAAATAAATAAAAAGTTTAAATTATGTCATTATTTAATTGGGGAAACGAGTCTCCCGAGCAGAGAGCAATAAGAGCAAGACTAGAACAGGAGGCACTATACGAGCAAGCCGTTCGTATGTCCCAAGCTAGAGCTGGAAATGCACCAGGTGCGGCAGCAGGATCTGGAGGAAATGTAAATTCTACAATTCCACAATCTAGTGCAAGACAGACCGAATTACTAATGGTAAGAAGCGTTGATTCTAATAATTGGCAATATTATATACAGGATTATGACATAAATTATTTTATCGGTCCAATTGATTCAACGGTATCTGCTGAAGATTATTATTTAGATAATGAATCAATTATTGCGATAAATCAAAAAGGGTATGCATGTATTTTTAAAGGAAGAGAGGACTCAAATAATTACGTATTATGGTTTATAGATACTAAAACTAGAACAGTTACTACTTATTCTGGCTATACCGGCGATCTTCAATACGATTATTTGGGATATTCATGGCTTCTAGTAACTGATTTAGACGATAGCAAAATGTGGTATTTTGATGGCGAAACAGTAGGATATGACGAGGAATTCTTATTGAATGTAGTATCTCTCGTACCTCCACTTGGAACAGGTGATATTAGTAGTAATGGATTTGGAATTAGAGCAATAACTGAAGTTGAAGAAAGAATATGTATCGTAAATTCAGGAGGACCTGTTGTTTTATTAGAACGAGATCTTACACTTGAGGAAAATATATATTATCAGTTTTGTTTAAATGATTTTTCTGAAAAGGCAGTAATTATTAAATTGAATAATAATACTAATTTATACGAAGAGATCAGCGTATATGACGTAACTGAGGGAACTAAGGATGAATCACTAGAATTAAACAGCGTGGCAGGTTCTCCAGCTATGAATTTTACAGATAGAAATTTTTCATTTTTCGGACAAAATCAATGGAACTGTGTATTTTACAATAGTGGAGATATTAATGTTAATTATTTAGTAATTTTTTACAATGGATATTCAAATACTTTATCATATCAGTTAGTGGATAGAAATGATTATCCAGATGTTTCATCTTATCGTAATAATATATCAAATTCTAGTTACAATGATTATACAAATTCAAACTGTTCAGCTGTAGTATTAAAAAGATCTCAAGGATATTCCGAAGGATTAGAAGAAGTTTCTGCATGTAAAATACTCTATGTAATAAATGGACAGGGAATCAATACATTTGACTATAAGCTACCTGAAGTAGGTTCTAATCTTAAATTAGGAGCTGATGTATTGGTAGGAAGTAGATTTTTAAGTGTATTTACAGTTGGAGAAACAGGACTTAGGATAACTAGTTTATTTGATGACTCTACTGTTGAGCACACCAATTGTAATGTGGAATTAAATGAAATTGAAAATCCTAGTCAAGAGATGGTTGGAGATAGACATTTATACTATTTCACATTAATAAGCGGAGGAAGAGAGGTTAAGGTCTTATCAGAAATAGGAGATAGATTATATGAACTTTTTATTGAAGAAGAGCCGGAGTATATTGACTTTTATTGGGATTATGACGTATTAACTATACGGACACAAAGTGAAGAATGGTATTTAAATCAGGCAACGGAAGATTTTACTAGCATCGATAGATTTACCAATAATTACGGATCCCAACAGCACTATGATCCTAGCTATTTTTCTCAATCAGCGGGAGTTATTCTACAGAGAAACAGTTTAAATATACCTTATACTCATACGCAATTTGCCTCTGCCGGAGAAGTTTCAGAAGCAGAGGATTTTGCAATGGATGGAGTAGTGATTTTAGGGACAGAAAACAATTTTGGAGCAGGATCAAGATATTTTACTAATCTATATCCAGGGTTATTCGTTTTGCAGGCAGAAGGAATTGATATTAATACATTTAAAATTGGAGGAGATCTTGGAGCAGATGGCAATGGAATTGTAGATAATTATACCTTTGCTGCCAATGTAGGAGGTTCAAATTATAAAGTATTTGTAAAGAGAGTATTTGGAGCAGGAGATCCTTCAATAAATCATATAATTATATTGGATGGAGATGCAAATGGAGCAACACAATCAGTTGACATAAACAGTCGTTTCGATACCCATGTTATTTTTAATATACCTAGCTCCGTTAATAAATTACATTATTTATTAATGGCACAAGATGATGGCAATAGAATAGAAAATGTGGATATTGCATCTATTGTAACGGAATATTTGGCAATAGTTCACAATAAAGGTATATCTACGGCAATCTTAGACCTTAATGCTAATTATGAAAATATAACTGGAGTTTTACCGGCGCATGACGGTCCATCACCTAGAATATACTGGTTTAGTGATGAACCTGCTGATAGTAATAATGGCTCAATTAACGATGGTGGAGATGATATGTATGATACTGGAAATATTATAGATACGAACCGATCAATAGATAAGTGGAGAATAATCTCAAGAAACCGTACAATAAGTCCACAATTTGAAGTTGAATATGATGAGTTTGACACTGAAGTAGGTCCTAATTTTGTTGCAATTGCCAACTGGAGAAGTAATACTGAAACATGGTGGGTTGATATGTTCAATTTAGATGGGACTCTTGAATATTCAATAGATACTGAGAAAGTTGACTATGAAAATTTTGATGTAGTTGGAGATAGAGCCTCAATTCATGCATATAATAAAGTTTTTGATGGAATAGACTTTTATCGAGAATTTACAAGTTATATGCTTACCTTAAATGGAGTAAAAAAGAAATCTTTTAGGACATCGGATGATTTATCTGACTTTAGCTATCAATTTAATGATGCTCCTTATATAGATTAAAAAAATAATAGTCATGAGATTAAATATACTTTGTGAAGATTCAAAAATAGCAGCAGCTAGAGAAAAAGCAAAAGCTATAACCGGGGAATCCGTTCTCAATATCCCAGTTTCAAAGGATGGTAAAGAACCTGCAACACACTGGTTCTGTTCATTAGAAGTGAATGAAGAAGGTCAAAAGAAAATTCTTGACTTACAGGAGCATAGTGTTATTGAAGAAGGAGGACCTAAAGATTTCCTAAAGAAATGGAGTCTAAAAATCATAAAATAATTAAGAATTTTCTATCTAGAGAAGATCAGTCTAAAATAATAGATTGGGTGAGCTCTATGAAGCAGGAAATAGTTCCAGATAACCATCATTTAAGATATTTAATCTCTAAGATAAATGGAGATTCTTATATGTTTGATATTAGTAAAACTCAAGAAACTAAGGAGATTTCTAATTATCAATCGGGTGGACATGTTATGATCGAAGAAGTTCCTCAAATAATACATGATATCATAGATAAAATTTGTGAAACTACTGATATTCCAAAAAAGAACTGTTTTCTTCAAGCTGTAGACATGGATCACGGTGGAGTTATAGGTAAGCACTATGATGCTTCAAAGGACGGATACATTAATCATAAGTGTAATATAAGCGTCCTAGCGGAAGATTATGAATTCTTTATTGAAGATGAAAAATTTATAATAGAGGAAGGAGATCTTTATTGTTTTAATGCTTCTCTATATAAGCACTGGACTCAGAAACCTTTTACTGCGCGTAGAATACTGCTAAGTTTTGGTTTTATGTTAGAATATGAAGACTTAGGATTAGATTGGGAGAATCCTAGAGTTAGAATGAGTCGCAGAATCTGTAGTAAATTTCAAAAATAAGAATTTATTTCTCTATTTAAACTACAAAGGGAGAAGAAATTCTTCTCCTCCCTTCGTCTAGCAAACAGTCACAGAGCCTATGCAACCGAGTAAGATTTCGATACTTTATCGAATTTTATTTTATTAGATCTCTTCAATTCACTAAGATACTGTCTTACCGTATTTGGTGAATATTTAGTGTCCGGGCCCTTAAGTACCGCTTCGTGAATGTTAGAAAAAGAACTTATTTCTTCAGATTTTATAACTCTCATTATCTTTTTCTTGGTATCCTTTGCCTGGTATATTGTATTTTTTCCAGACTGGTCTAATTGTTTTTTATTTAGATCAATTGATATTTTAGGAGTAGGTTCAGGTTCCATATTAGTCAATTGATAATCATATTTCATCAAGACTGATAGGGCATCCTTAATCTCTCTAATTTTTTCTAGATCTTTAACCAATCGGTTCTCTTGTTGATCTAAAGAATTAATTGACACTGAAATCGTGGTAGTCCTCTTTGATTTGTTTTTCATATTTATACTAGATTAAAAAATTTACGTTTTTTAGATTTTTCGCTGGCACGTTCAAATTTATTAGAACACGATGTTAAAATAGATTTTACTAATTTAATAGTATCGTCTTCTTCCTGTTTGTTTAAATGATCGATATAGGTCCGGCAGACTATTATCATGCCTTCAACCTCATCGCTTTTTAATTTAACTTTAACTTCCATGATTATATTATACTAAATACTCATATAAAATTAAGGAAGGCTAAATAAATATTATTATATGAGCAATTATATTAATTCGTATGCAATTTGGGAGAATTTAAATTCTCTAGACAGTTTTGAAGAAAAGGATCAAGTGATACTTTTTACTGATGTTGAATCCAGTTCTAAATTATGGAAGCTACATGAGATGGGAATGTTTAATGCGTTAAAGGAACATGAAGATAGAATCTCAACGATCATAAAAAAGTACAGAGGAGAAATAATTAAAACTATTGGGGATAGTTATATGTTGGGCTTTGATGGAAAAGATTCTTTACTGGATTCAATCAAATTTGCGCATGAAATACAATTAGATCTTCGCAAAAAACCAATTAAAATCAAAGGTAAATCACTTAAGATTAGATTAGGAATACACAAGGGACCTCTTTATAAAAAGAAGGTAATGATTCAAGGTAAAAAGTTAATTGATTACTTTGGAAATACAGTAAATACTGCTTCTAGGATGGAGTCAACAGTTGGGGAATCTGGAGATATTGCATTTAGTTGGACCGGGGATCTAGATTCTGCAGAAGAAGGTAGAATAAAGGATTGGATAGAAAAGAGCGGATTAAAGGTAGAAATAATCGATTATAAGCATAGATGTTATTCTGGAAAAAGAAAAAGATCAGGTAGATTATTATCTGAGTTACAGGTCCATACATGTGAACCTATTACTCAATTAAAAGGAGTGGCCCCGGTTACTGCCTTTAAATTAAAGGTAAAATAGTATTAAGAGATCGCCTTTTTTAGTTCCTTTAAATCTTCTTTATACATATCAATAGGATCAAGTTTTTTAATTTTTTCTAGTTCTGCTTCCTTCTGAGCCTTATTTGCTAGTAATTCTTCATATTTCTCTTTAGTTAAGGTATGAATTTGCATTGACAAAAGATATGTGTATGATCCATTAACTTGACTAAATTTTTCTTTATCTAATTTAGCAATAACTTCATCTTTTGGGACATTGTTAATATTTAATCTTTTTTCAATTATCATTTTAATAAAACGAGCCCGATTGGAAAGAATATCTAACTCTTCTGTCAATTTATTAATCAAATAGTCCTTTCTTTTTTGATAGAAATTCAATCTAAAGCCAACAAAGTACTTTATAATTTCAGTTGCGCTATTGAATATTTTTAATTTTCCAAATTCATCTAAGACAGTAAAGTTTTCGCTCTGCTTTTCTTCCATTTTTAGAAAATTATCTAACTTATTTCTTCTTTGAAGATCAGAAAGAGTAGATCTATTTAATTTTAGAAGATAATTGATGTTGGATTTACAATTATTGTCATATGATACAATGTTTCGATCATCTTCTAATTTATTTAGATGTGCGTCATACTTTTCATAGGTAACTGAAGGCGGCAGCTCTTTTATTTGAACAGTTGAAGTATTTTTAATCTCATAAATTCCTCTAAATATCCAAGAGTTCTGAGAATCTGGCGAAGCTTCACATGTTCCATTGAAACCATTAATCCATGGAACAGGATCACTGTATTTTTTACCAGCTAATTCATTTACGCAGCACTCTATGAGATCTAAAGGATTTCTATTTAAGATGTTGGTAGCAAACCCAACGGCAATCCCTGATGAACCATTGAGTAATACTGTAGGCAATATTGGAAGAAAGTATTCAGGTTCAATCTGGGACCCCTCTTCCAATCTAGGGCTTAATAATTCAAAGTCCTTATATAGTAATCTAAAATTTTGATGTAATTTAGTAGAAACATATCTAGGCGCCCCGGCTTCTGGAGATCTAAGGGAACCAAACTGGCCTATTTCTTCTAGAAGTGGCATAGAATTTTTAAACTTCTGTGCCATACCAATTATAGCACTATTTAAAGATCCATCTCCATGATGGTAATGGGCATCTGCTGCAATTCTACCAGTTAACTGAAATACTTTATATGGTTTTTCACTTCCGTTCTTCCAAATCTTATCAGCTACGTATATTACCTTTCTTTGAGTTGGTTTTAATCCATCGATCACAGATGGTATAGCTCGGTTCTCAATAACGTATTTTGCGTATTCTTTATAGTCTTGATCTAAATATTCTGTTATTGTAGATATTTTCATTGTTCAAATACTTTTTTAACGGCTTTAATTTAAGAATTAAAGTTAATTATTTTTGCCCGATTGACTATTTTCTAAGGATTTTTTTCTCGTAGCAAGTGGCAAAGCTGCAACCATTATTATAACAGGAGGATTTTCCTGAACTTCAGAAGAATATGTATTCCATGAGTTTTTTATCTTATTTCCAATATCATCATTCAATAAAAATAAAGTATCTCTATCTTTAGTGACAACGGAAAATTCACTCAATTGAATATAGTTGGATTGAGAAAAGGATAATAAAGGAAAAAGGAATAAAATAAAAGTTTTCATAATTATTTTTATTAATCTTCTATTTTTACAATTTCCCAATGAAAAGGTTCTCTATTTCTAGAATATTGTTCCATTGTCCACTTAATATTTTCAGAAGATATTTCAATTTCCTCAGACTTATTAGATACTATCCACAATATTTTTATTAAATACGTCATCATTGTGGATTTTTAGTTTTAGGTGAACATCCTAACCAAAATTGAAAACTGAATGCATCTTTAAGTTTACCCTTAATCTTGTGTTTGGTCATAGTTGACTCGAATATTTCTTGTAGAACAGATTGTTCGCATTCATGCTCCATGAAAGGTATAACCTTTTGGCCAAATTCATTAGTTTTAGCATTTTTTAATAATTCACTAAAGTCTGCAGGCGGTTCGCTAGCAGCAAATGATAATTGATAAAGCTCAGTTAGGATCTGATCATGCTTTTCCGCTTTTGTTTTTCTCATAATTTATTATTTTTATTTTTAAACCTTTTTTCTCAGCAATATTGATCATATGTTCAGTTCCTCTACTAGTACCATCCCAGAAAGCAATAAGTAAATCTGCATAGTCTGCCATTTCAGAATTTCTCTTATAGCCAGCTGCCTTTCCGTATTTATCCCAATCTGCTGGAAATATTTTACAATTATGTCCATTTTCCAAAGCATATTCTTCTCCTAAAGAATCGGCTCCTTTTGCTCGACCACTAACAATTTCAATATTATCCAAATTAGATAGAATCTGATCACATGATTCCTTTAATAAGGAATAATCACTGAAATCTCTGCCGCCTGCAATTATTACTTTCATTTTTTATTAATCGATTTTCTTCGAACGATCTTACCTATTTCCTGATCGTTAGGAATATTGTAAAAATCAGAAGATTCTACTACCGTGTCTTGAAATTTATCATTTATAATTTCGAGAAATTCAGGATGAATCTCTAATAATTGAGATCTATTTAAGTGAGAGTATGATGTCTCTTCATATGCTCCATATTCAGTTAAAACATGATACATTTCTTCTCCTTGATCCATCCAGCCTGATTTTAATATTTTAACGATGATAGGCTCTTCTCCTTCTTTTGGAGAAAGGGACCATACTACTTCACTATTTGACTTTTTCATCGGAATATTAAATTCTCGAGTAGTAGATGCTCCGTCCTGATGACGGATAGTTTCAGTTACTTTCATATGTTTTGGTATCTAATAATTTTTCTTTTCTAGGCTGAGAATCTGCTCCAAACCAGGCCTCGAGAGATTCTTTTGATTCTTTATCTAGTTTTAATTGTACCACAAAAGGATCTTTAATTATATTTTCATATTCATCGTCTTCTAATGCAGCTAGACCCTTTTTATATTCAATATTCCAAGAGGATGCATTTGTTGATTTCTTATTTGACCAATTTTCAAACTCCTGATTTGTATAGAAATTTTGAACTTGATTACCTTTTTTAGCAACTACTAGCGGAGTCATAACTTTATAAATAATTCCAGTTTCAAACATTTCTGGCCAATATTTAGCAAAGAAATTGATTAACTGGGCGGCAATTGAATTTCCGTCTGGATCTGCATCGGTATAAATATAAATCTTTCCATATCTTAAATTATTAGGATCCTCTCCTAATTTAAGACCTATTGATCCCATTAAACCTTTGACTTCTTCATTCTGAATTACCTTGGAATTTGGAAGTTCATGAACATTTATGAATTTACCCTTAAGTGGATATGCTCCTATTAATTGAGTATCTCTAAATTTACGAACGGCAGAAAGGGCGGACATTCCTTCGTATATTCCAAGTATACATTTATCTCGACCGTCTTTTCTTTGAGCATCTATTAATTTTGGAATTCTACCCCTATCTAAAGATTTATTTAATTTTCTAAGTTCTGCTCTCTCTTCTGCTAATTGTTTCTTCTCTATCCAATCTAAAACAGATTGGATTATCTCGGATTTAAAGACTAGTTTTGCAATTTTATCAGTAACTTCATGTTTAGTTCCAAAGTCTTTAACTTCTGTGATTAATTTTTCTTTAGTCTGGGAACTAAAAAATGAGTTTACTATAGTGGAATCAATAAAAACATATAAGTGGTTCCTAATATCACTTGGCCTCACATCTACTTTATGTTTTTTCTTAATCATTTCTCTTAATTGAGAAATTAATTGATTTGTAATGTATTCCACATGAGTTCCTCCATCCTTTGTATGTACTGAATTAACAAAGCTTACATTTTGAAATCCATTTTCGGATTTGGCAAATCCGATCTTCCAATTTTTTGTTTCTTCAAAGAAATATTCACTTGCATATAATTGAATGTATTCTTCAAAGCTTTTAAACCTTAATAGGAAATCTTGCTTCTTTCCATCCTTAATCTTTGTTAATTTTAAAGTGAGTTTATTGTTACATCCAACTAAATCTAGACATCTTTTAAATAGAATTTGAAAGGAATTCTCATCTATTATCTTCATTTTAAAACGTTCAAGATCTGGGAAAAATGAAATTTCTGTAAAACCGCGTTTAGCTGGGTTTATTTTGGCAGAGGATCTCTTGCCCATATTATCAGTAAAAGTTTGCTCGAATTTGTTTATACCGTCACATGTAGAAACTGAAAACTTTTTACTAAATATATTAGTTAGAGTAGATCCTACTCCGTTTGTACCGGCAACAGTGCGCTGCTCTGAGTCATCAAAGTTTGAACCTGCCTTAAGATTTGAAAAGATCATTTCTGGAATCCATTCTTTATGAACTGGATGCTTTTCAACTGGGATTCCTCCATTATCCCAGACTGAAATCTCAGTAGTATCTAGGTTTATGGTAATTCGAATCTCATTTAATTTTGGATTTCTACGATGCTCGTCTACTGAATTTGAAACAATTTCATCAAATATTTTAATGAAACCTGGATTATAGTGTACTTCTTCAATTCTTACTTTTTCTCCGTCGTATAGATATTGATCTCCAGTATGTATTGCAACTGATCCAATATACATTGATGGTCTTAAAAGAACGTGCTCGACATCAGTAAGCTTTTGATATTTTGTTTCAATAGATTTTTGCTTTGCCATGTTATAATATGAGTATTTTTTAATCTTTTTTAGATATTTCCTTTTTAATACCCAAATACGTGCCAATGGTTCCACCGATTAGAAAAGAAATTATAGGAAGTATTTCTCCATTCATGATTGAGTGAGTTCCGATTGCAATAGAGATTAACCATACTAAAGCTAATCCATTTCCAGTTACGACTGCTCCAACTATATTTTTTTTAGAGGTATATATAACATTTAATGTTCTTAAATATACAAATATAAGTTGAGAAATAAAGATGCAGACCGAGCTTAATATTGGGTCGCCGATGATTTTCATATCTTTAGTTTATTTTAATTTTTTTGTTTTTAAAGCTTCTAAAAAGTATTTAGGAACTATCTTATTATTTAATATTTGATCAAAGCACTCATCTAATATATATGTTTCTGCCCAGTCTTCGTCATTTCTAATTGATCTTCCATAAGATTGCATAATATCAATCGAGGTCTTCCAATTATACCAATCAGGATTGGTTTCAAGTCTTTTTTTAATTTTAGTGCTTCTTAAATTTGGAAAAGGAACCTTTAATATTATTTGAAATCTAGATAATTCATCCTTTAGGTCAATTCCATTTATCATAGAAGGAGAAACTAGGACGGTGTTTAATTTAGATTCTAGATGATGATTCAAAGATTTCTCTCGAGTAGATGCATCGTGGATTAATAATCTGCGGTCTTTAATTGATCTAGATATCCAATTGTTAAATTCATAATTTCCAGAATGTATTATTCCTTTATTGTTTACATTCTTTTCAAGTATTTTCTTAATAATTGGTACTGATCTTTTAAAGGTTTGAGTCTTATCATAATAAGACATTTTACCAAATTTTAAGTAGATTATTGGCCTATTTTCAGTTGGAAAAGGACACGGAAGGGAAAGATATGTATATTCCTCAGAATTTAGTCCCATTAAGAATCCCATCATTTTAGGATCTAATATTGTACCTGACATAAATATAATATGATCATATTGCTTCCAAAAAAGATCTTTTAGATATTGATTAGCCCATATTGGCTCAACTGATATTTTAAAATTACCATCTGAATCAAGTTCTCTTTCAAAAATCCAATTAGTTAAATAGCTATCTTCATCTTTAATGAATCTATTATATTTGCACATTGATTTATCACAATGGTCTGCTTTTTTAACTAATTCTGCTTTTTTATTCTTTGATCTAGTTGATTTTGCATCTTCTAAAAGGCTATCAATTCTGTTAATTAGTCTTGGTATTATTACTTTTTTAACGTAGTTTGAAAGCTGCTTAATAGTAATTATTTCTTCAAAATCCTTAGCCATATATTCTTCCCAAATATCTAGAATAGTAAGTGATTTTTTAGAAAAGACTGAGGATATAAAATCACAGAATGTTTCTTCAAATTCATGAGCTTCATCTATGATTAATAAATTAGCTCCTCTATCAGCTAAGATATCTGGACTATACATAGAATAAGCAGTAATTAAATGAAAATTAGTTAGGCTTAATCTATCTTTAACAAATCCAGATTGGGCAATTGAATGAGGGCATCCATTGCATCCTTTAGAATTTTCTTTAGCCTTATTAAGAATCTTAGATTCTCCACATGCCATCATACTATTTCTACACCAATATGAATTACTGCCTTTTAATGAGGATATAAAATCAAAATCTTTAACATATTGATCTTGTAGAATTTTACTGTTGGTTAACATAGTAACCCTTGCTCTAGGATTAACTTCCTTAATATACCAGTCAGCAATCATTACTGCTGCAAAAGATTTACCTACTCCAGTTGGAGCATCAACCATCATGAATTTTTTATTCTCAGACTCAATAGAGTTTTTTACGAAATCTAGAATCTCTAATTGTTGAGGTCTTGGATCATACTTAAGGTTAATCTTTTTCAAATTCTATTTTATTTAAGTGGTCCCACCTGGGCTCGAACCAGGGACCTACTGATTATGAGTCAGTTGCTCTAACCGGCTGAGCTATAGGACCGTTAGATTTTTAAAACCCATCTCCAAAGAGGTAAGGAAACTCCATCCGTGTTTTTTGCGCAGTCAGGGCCGGACTCGAACCGGATAAGCAACCATTTTACTGGACTCGGGACCAATCCCTCATTACACCCACCTGACTATGGACGGGCTTTTTGTCAATCTCTCTTAGGCTAGCCCGATACCGCCCTAAGTTCATCCGGGAGCTACCCAGCCTCGTGATCCACTCAGGATTCGAACCTGAGACCTACTGCTTAGAAGGCAGTTGCTCTATCCAGCTGAGCTAGCGGACCTTTAATTATTATACCGGGATTAAATCCTTAAGATTTAATCATTGCAGCACTTAATTGATTAATTAGGCCCTGGACGATTGCAAAATTATAAAATCTAATAGGATGCTCAGTGTTAAACACATCAACATACCATTCATCTTCAAGAATCTCGCTTTTACTGCCGGTAATGAAACTCATTCCATTGCAAATATCAAAGACATAATAGTAATCTTCGATATCAGGTACCCATACTCCATTTGAATCTAGATATGAACTATCTGAAAATTCGTGCTTGGTAAATCCTAGTAATTGAACTTCTTTTTCTGTCATTATTTTCTGTATTTATTTGAAAACTCTTCATCTTCTAATTCAGGTGGACACCGGTCGACTATATTGCGTCTCCACCATCTCTTTATCGCATTCTTTATTTTATTAATCATTTTTAGAATATTTATGATTAAACCAAAGGGTTCTGCCGGTTCCGTCTATTGTGCTTGCTTCTTTGCCATAGCACTGCATCCAATCCATTATGTTTACCTTTTGTACTCCATTAGGATTTTTCCAATCCTTAATTGACCCTCCTCCTATTTGATAGGCTTCAATTGGAATCTGTTTACATAGAGATAATAATTCATCTCGCTCAACCGCTTCATTTGCAGGCAACCATGGATCTATATCCGCTCTATATAAAATTTCAGCTCTAAGATAATTTCCAATACCATTGAAGTATTTTTGATCCATTAAGATTTCGCAGATGGGCTTATTGAATACCTTTCTTTTTTTATTGCGATGCAAGTTATCCACAAATGCGTCATATTCTCTAGTTGGATCAGGTCCTCGGTTTTGAGACCAATCTGTAACAACCTTCCACTTTGCAAATCTTCTAACATCAACAAGACATAAACTAAATCTAGAAATGGAATTGAATTTAAGATGAGTGTGTTTTGGAATGCTCTCGGTACGATCATCTATTAATTTCCAGCTCCCTGACATTCCCATTGAAAAGCTAATTTTCATAAAAATATTCCTTCCCTGTGTTAAATTGAGTATTAATTCTTTACCTCTAGATTCGGCAGTAATACTAAATATTTGTAAATCAGAGGGTTGAACTATTCCTAGATTACGATCCATTGCACTACTAGAGAAGCCAAATGAAGTAAAATCTACACCTTGGCAAACTCTATTTATGTAATCTGACATTATTCTTATTTCAGCTAGTTCTGGCATGTTGGAATATCTAAAGTTTTAACTAGCGTCCATGCTGCAATATGAACAATTTCAAGACGCTCTAGAGTTTTTTCATCAATTTTATAACCGAATGAATACATTCCGTCTATATGTTGAAAATGAACAATATCTCCAGGAAAAACCTGAGGGGATCCAGGAGCACATCTCACGGGAGCAGATTCTACTTCTCCATTTTCATATTCGTATTGAGCAATCATCACTTCTAAATCAATTTGATCCCCTTTTTTATATCCCGAGTAAGGCGCAGGGTCACGTTGCTCCAATATTCTAACATAACAGTCATTCGGACAATTTTGTAATTCCATTTTTATTGGTTTATTTAAAATTACTAAAATTTATCGAAGTATTAAGATAAATAATAAAAAAATCCGGATATAATGAAAAACCCTGTAATGAACTATAATCAGTTTATGTCAGTATTCAAAAGCGCAGCTAATGGATATAGCGGTAAAGGAAACGTTGCAAACAAAGATGCAAAATCAGCATCTGGGATTAATCAAGGAATGGTAACTGGACCAATTTCTGGTAAAAACACCGCTCACCTTGATAAATACACTAAGCAACACCTAGCTAATATTAAGAAGAAGAGCGCTTCTATGGGTAGCAATAAAAAATAAAATTATTTCTTATAATGAGAGCCATTACAAAATTTAGTCAGTTTGCTCTGCTTGAAAAGAAGGGAGATTTGAAGAAACTCGTTGGTAAAAGACCTGAGGAGGAATTAACAGTTAACGATGCTAAAAAGATCGGTAATAGAGTTGCTAGAATGGAAGGTGAGCAAAAGCAAAAATTCGTTGGTATCATTAATTTCTTAGGAGCATCTTGCGATATTTATGGTGAGCTTTGGAAAAATTATACTCTAACCAGAGACAGCTTAGATAAGAAAAAGGACTAGCCTATGAACCAGGTATATGAAGGCTATTTCGACGATTCTAGTGCAAAGGATGGAGGAGTTATTTTTCAGGCAAAAGTTTCGCATGACATATCTTGGATAATTGAGAACGGCAGGACTGTTTTCGACCAAAAAGACATAAATACCAAATTACATGAAGTTAAAGTTTTTCCAGACTTAAATTATAAGTCTGGACAGGCTACTTCCGTGTATTATGTACTATCTGAGATAAACATTTTAAAAAGAAAATTTGATCTAGCATCAAGATTTATTAAGAGACAAATATCTCCACAGTATTCAGTAGAATTAGATGCTGCTCCAGATAAGGAGGCAGATATCAATGAGCGTCACTTTACAAATACTCAATATAGAGTAAGCTTTAAGACAAATAAAATCTACTTAAGAGAAATTTCTACATCAGGAATCGATAATGGAAATCCAAACGTAGTGCTAAAAATTTCTACCGGTCTGGTAGATCAAGCAGATGGGGAAACCTTAGATCCTTGGTCTAATTTTAATATTAGAGTAAAGGGTAGTGGAGTGGATATAGAGATAAGTGAAAGATCTAATGTTAAAATATCCGCAGCTAAAGAGTATGATCTAATTGATAATAAATCTGATTTGGTATTTCAAACAATTATTCCATCTCTGCATTTAAAATTTGCTGGAGATCGAGTAAATGTAGAAACTTTTTCAAGTAGATCACATAATCTTTGGAATTCATCTAGAAACGATATTGAAACTTTATTTTCAGACGAATATTAAACTAATGATACGTTTAAAAAAGTAGGAAATAAACGAATAAATAAATTAAAATAATCTAATTAATATGCCACTTCCACATTGGGATAATTCGGTAGCATCTAGAAATAGTTACGAACCTATTTTTCAAAACCAGTTTGAGTTTGTTATAAACCCTCCTGCAGGTTTAGCTGGGGATGCTAATGCTCCACTATTAGTAGAGCAAATATTAACAGTTTCTGGTATTCCTGAACAGATGACAGCTGGGTCAGTTACACAATTCTATAAGTTTTCTAAAAGAGCATATGCGGCAGCAACTCCAAATGAGACCCTCGCTAAGTTATCATGTACATTTGAGGTAAACTTAGATAATGAAAACAATATGTATGTTTATAATACATTAAGAGCATGGGCAGATTTAATTTACGATCCATTAACAGGAAGACAAGGATTAAAGAGAGATTATGTTGGTAGTGCAAGATTAGTTATCTTTAATAAGGCAGGTGATATATTTAGAGAATTTACATTCGTTAACATGTTCCTAGATAAGGAATTAAGTGCAATGACTCTAGGCTATAGTACAACTGACATATACAAAATTACAGCTAGCTTTACTTCTGATACTTGGAGAGAAACTAGAATCGGACAGATTGCAGTTTAAATAAAATAAGACTAAGGATGGAAACTTTTAATGTTCAAAGAAGAGATGTTCATACATTTGATGATTATATGAATCTTAAAAAGCCAGGATTCGGTGGCCCTAAGTCTGCTAAACTTTTGAAGGATGGCAGAGGAAAGTTCATTGATAAAGATAGAAAATTATCTGGGTTTCAGAGAACTGTTAAAAGAGACGATACTTTTAAAAATCAAGTATTTAATCCAACTTATAAGGCAATGGGTGGAGATCTAGTTCATAAACAAGAATTTAAAAAGAATCCTTACGATTACCCGGATCTTTACAATAATACTGGAATTGGTACGGTAGAAGTTGGAGAAACAAACGAAGGTAAATGCCATTCTAACTTTACTAGATTTATTTTAGAATCCGAGTGTGAATGTGAATCAGATTGTGATTGCAAAGATTGCAAAACTCATAAAAGAGGAAAATACAAAAAATCTAAATAATCTTTGGCATCGAATGAATTTAAAAAGGGCAATTCTAAATTATTCTGATTGGAATAGAATAGTTGAATCTAATCTCAATTTTGATCAAAATTCCTTTTTAAAATTTTCTATCCTAGAACAAGACGAACAGAGATCCTTAATACCAAATTGGCTAGAATGGACTAGAGATGTCTTATGGTCAGGAACAGATCAATCAGCAAACGTAATTTTTATTAACTCCCAACCTGAATTAAAAATATCCGGAGATCAATCTGGAACAGAAGGAGTAAATCTGATACAGATTTCATTTAAAGGAGCAAAGTGTACTAAAAACGGTCAAACTAAATTTATAGGGTCAACTGGGCCTTTTCTACTCTATGCTAGATCAGACGAGCCTTGGTTTTTATATGAAAGTTTAGAAGGAGCCCAAACTAAATCAACATCGCAAGGTAGATTTTCAGCTAAGTGGGGAGGTTTCATATTTAATGAAATTAAAAAGACAAGTGGACAGACCCTAGCTACAGTCAATCAACAGGGCCTACCTGCTCAAATAACTAATGATGTTGTTAACTGGGCAAAAGGTAATTTTCTTCAACTTCTCTGGAACAGTAAAGCAAGAATAAGTTGGACATATATTAGCTTATACAATCTAGGGATAATAGATCTTGCAAAAGAGGATATAAATAAGGCTATAAAGTTTCCTAAAAATATTACTATTAAAGATCCTGGGATAAAATCTAGTTTTTATGATATTCAAAAGAATATAGAATCTTCGATGAAAACCAACGAATCTATGTATTATATTAAGCCATTTGCTATTTTTGAACAGGATGAATATTATAAACAAACAGTTGATTCTGAAGGAAACGAGGTCAGTCTTGTAAAATATAACGTCATAGATGAAATAGTAATAAGAGAAAGCGCATCTGAAGAAGAAAAAAAGGCAGCCTGGGATAGATGTGAAAAATATAATGAAGAAGGACATCGAGTTGTTCCTAAATCTTTATTTACAAATAATCCGGATGATCTTGGAATTAGATTAGTATTGGAGAGAGAATTTGATGAGGTAGTAATAAAATTAGATAAGAAAACCGGCAAAATATCAACTTGGATTAACAAATTAAAAGCAAAAACTAAGGCGGCCGGTAGAACTATATTGATGCCAAAATCTGATAAAACATATAAAGCATGGGAAGCAATTGCTCTTGCTGAATCTGATTTATTGAGAACCCTTAAGAAAAAACTTCCTAAAAAGTTTTATAATAAGAAGGATGTTATGAGCGAGGAGGGTCTAGACGCAGTTATTAAATTATGGAAGGAAAATAAAATATCTGAATCGGATTACAGAAGATTTAGAGCAATTTTATATGAATGGGATGAGGAAACTAAAAATAAAGAAAAAGAGGCCTCGAAATCACTTTTAGATAAATTATGGGACGATGCAAAATGGTTTGGAGAAGAGGCAAAGAAAGGATTTGACGATGCTTATAATACTGGAAAGAAAATTGTAACTAACGTTAAAGACGGGGTAATCAGTGCAGGAGAAGCAACGGCAAAGGCAATTAGCGACGGATGGAATGTATTGCAATTGGATCCTAATAATACATTCCATCAAAAAGAAATACAGGCAGCTTTTGATAAAATAGGAGAGATTAAAGATGATGTAGTTGAATGGGGAAAAGAGGAAGGAATAAATTTTATTGAAAATACACTAACTCCTTATGGCATTTATATATCTTTAGACAATTTAAATGTTGAAGTAGTTGAAATTAACAATCCTGCTCTTTCTAAAATTAAGGATGCAGCCCCTACGATAAAAGCCGATGTTAATGGTACTATTTCGATTATAACTCAAATTAAAGGAGGTAAAACAAGTGGAGTAGATATAGAAGTAAATGGAGATTTACAATTAGAAGGAGATGTAGATTTAGATAAAAAGGCCTTAACTATTAAATTTAAATCCTTATCATTAGAAACCATCGGAGAATCTGATTTATCTGGGCTATTCAGTGATAATTCGCTTTCAAATTTTTTACCTTATTTTAAAATTTATAATAAAGAGAACGGAAAATCAACCGCTAAAATTTGGTGGGAAAATACATTTACTGGAAATGAGATTTATAATTGGGAATTTAATTTACAGACGCCATTAGAAAAATCAATAGTAGCAGAATTGAATAAATATAAAGGATATAGTCTAGATAAGTATTTACAGGGAGTGCCTGAATTTACAAATAAATAAATATAATGAAGGTAATTAAGAACTATAGAGACTGGAGTAAGGTATTTGAGCAAGGATATAATGATTTAGATCCTCTAGCTGGAGATGTTCAATATACTCCATCTCAATGGCACGATACTTCTACTAATGCTCCTGAAGGAGGACCTGGTCTAACCGGAGACTATGATTACTATTCTGCAATTAAATCAGAAAATCCACCGGCTGAAGATATACCAACTGATGATAAGTGGATTGCTGAAAAATTTAAAAAGCTATTAAGTAGCGAAGTTGCTCTTAAATCACTAAAGAAAAGAATTAATCAAGTAATAGACTCAGAAGTAAATAAAAAATACAACACAAGTCCAGACAAGGCAAAGATTGATCCAATTAATATTCAGACAGCAATTCAGGATTACTTTAAAAATGATCCTGATGGCGGAAGATACCCAATTGCTATTGCCGGGGGATTAGGAGACAGTATTAAGATTTCCCATTGGTTAGGTAAAGCTGCAGTTGCTAAAATTATTCCAAGCGAGTCAAATCCTCTGGTTGGTACTATAACTGGAACAATTACTCTTTCAATAAATATAACAAATTCAGAGTTAAAAAAGATTAACCCTAACGGAATTTCTATTCCAATATTAATAAATATATCAATTGATTACAATATTTCTGAGGAGCAATTGAGTAAACAAAATTTATTAATGACATGGACTATTAAAAGTATTGGAGTTTCTGGATCTACTGAAATTAAAGAAGGTCCTTTTGTTAATTCACCTATTGCTCTAAGTATTAATAACGGAAAAGCTAATTTAAAAGTAAAAATTAATAATACTGCGATACCAATATTAAAGGATAAGGATCTAAAAATAAGCAGCTACGTACCTCAAAAAACTGGAGTAGTAGACGTTGATATTACCCAAATTGCATAAAATAATTTAAAGATATGATATTAAATTTTAAAAGATGGAAGGAAGTTCAGGGAAAAGTCTCGGAATCTAATTATGCTTCGATCTTTGAGGAAGAGCAAGGCGGATCAGGATCCGATATGAATGTATTATTAATTAAATTATTAGGAAACCCGGCAACTAGGGGAACCGTTATTAAAAGAGTTAATCAGGCTATTGATAAAAATTTAATCAATAATACCAATGTTAATCCGTCAACAATTACTTTAGATTTAAATAAAATGGAGCCAGCGGCTAGAGTATTTTTTGATGCCGATCTTCCACCTAAAATCAAGGTTAAAATTTCAAGTTTAGCTGCGACAGAAGGTGAAAATAAGGGTGCAGGAATCTTAAATGTATTTAATACTAAAAAGAAGCTATCTGAGGGATGGGTTGGACTTGATGTTAATTATCTAGTTGATATAGAAATCGATGAGGTTATTTTAAATGCGATGTTTGAAAACCCAGAAGATCGATCAATTAAAAATATATCAGGGGTTGGAATATTAAGAGGAAAATTGGTTCAATCTGGTGAAATGAATGAAGCGGGAAAACCTAAATGGATTAACAGGTGGGAATTAATTGATTTGGGAATCAATTTTGTAAAGCCACTAGATGAATATAAATTTACATGTAAATCTAGACCCGCTACTGAATTAATAGGTAAAAACCTATCTAGCGGAGCAGCTATAGATGCTGAATCAATAATTAATGTTAATGAATTTGTTTTAAATAAAGGAGAAAAAAAAATATATGGGCCATCTTACTTTATGACATCTGAATTATTTAAGGGAACTGAGCTTAAGATTGAAGTAGATATAAACGATCTTCTTGAAAAATAATTATTAAGATCTAATAATTTTAAGATCCTTAACTGATTCCATTCCATCCTTATCAAACTCTTTAGGTTCAATTAAGGAGTATCTAAATAAGATAGGATCATATTCATTTGAGATAAATTGCATTGCATTTTTTATTATCCCAATTGAAAGATTGGAATTTAAATATATTATTCTGGTGTATTTTTCGTTTTTAATATTGATTGCCTTATCTAAGAGCTTTTTAATTTCATAATTAATTATGAATGACTGAACTTTATTAGGTATGATGAATTTAGAATTAAATTTATCCTTAATTATTTTACTAACATTTAGAATATAGTCATCTTTTCTTTTCTTTCCTAACTTAGAAGTGAATCCTTTAAACTCTCTTATAAATATTATTTCAATTGTTCTATTTTCCATAATCTAACCTAAGAAGGCCGATTCCGGCTTCTTTTAATATTTTAAGTCCACTTGTTTCTCTATATTCTTCCTTGAATATTACCCTCTTAATCCCAGATTGGATTATTAATTTAGAACACTCTTTACAAGGAGAAAGAGTAACATATAGAGTAGATCCGTCTGCGTTCTGAGTAGATTTTGCAAGCTTAGTAATCGCATTTGCTTCGGCATGTAGAACATACCATTGAGTATTACCATCTACATCCTCACAATCATTTGCAAATCCACTAGGGGTACCATTATATCCATCTGATATAATCATGTTATCCTTAACAATAAGTGCTCCTACTTTTTTTCTACGACAACATGAATTTTGAGACCATTCACTTGCCATTTTTAAATAAGTAAGATGCTTTTTTAATTCTTTATCTTCCATTCTTATCCTTCGATCGATTGATTATTGTATTAAAGAGAGAATACTTGGAATCCTCTGATTCGAATCTATTTTTCATTATATTCGATTCTCCAGGAGTAGGGGTCTGAGGTTTGATAATTCTACCAGATGGAATAATGCATGAGGAAATAATAATTATTCCTACCCAATTTAAAAAACTAATATTGAAGGATAGAGCATCCTTCAATAAAAAGTGATAGATTAATGTACAAATACCAGCAAGAGCAAGCTGGGTAATCGACCATGAAATTATATACGCTAGTGTTTTCATTTTATTATATTTTGATTTATCCAGTTTAATAGAGGATCTCGTGTTGAAAAATCTCCAATATATTCAGATAGTAATTTTAAATTATTAGAGGGGTTGCAGCTAGTTCTAATAAGATCCTCCTTTAATTTAGGCACCTGAATAGAAGTAAATGGAACTTCTAACATTTCCTCAACTAATTTAAAATTTCTATCATATACATGATATGAATCTATTATATGAGTATATTTTCCTAATTCTAAATTAGGATAAGTTGATTTAAGATGACTTAACATTTGTTGTTGGAGTACGGTAAAGAATGCGATATCAGTTGGAGTTCCTAATATAGCATCATTAGAACGCATATGAATTGTTAAATTAAGTCGATTTTCTCTTATTTGCCATATACCGTATAGCGTACAGACAAAATCTTTATTTCCATCGTATTGATGTTCAGGAAGATTAAAGTGCATTATTGCTTGCCTTGAATCTGGATCTTTTTTTAGGCAATCTAGAGCCCATCCATATTGAGTTTTAGCAAATCTATTCTTTTTCTTAAATAATAGATTTCCATATGAAGAATTAACTGTTCCATCTTCATTTTGAATTGTTTCCCAGAATGAAGCGTATTTTTTTATGAATTCTACATCATTTCTTCCTAGAAAATACCACAAAAATTCAGCTGAGATATATCTAAGCTGAGATCCTCTTCTTTGATTATCATACAAACAAGACAAAGGATTTAATATTTCTAGAGTAACCCCTAGATTTTCTTTTATTTTTAATCCTCTAGGAGAAGACTCGTATTCCGGACTAAAGTAAAGATCTCTAAGACTAGATTCGTATACGGTAGAAAAATTGTCAGCTGAATATACTCTCATTTTTAATGATTATTATATTTATTATACTAATATTTAATTAATAGTTTTAGGAAGCTTGGGTTGCTATCATTGATTCTATTCTCATTTCAGAGAAATGATTTGGCATATTGACCATTATCTTTTTATCAAAAAATTCTTCGGGTAGGTTATCATGAGATACTACGAATATTGTCATATTATAAATATTGGCGTATTCTCTTAATATCTCTATTGCCTTATAAACATTAGTCTTATCAAGGCCGCTAAATATCTCATCAAGAAACATAACATTCATTTTATTATGCTTCATTTTAATAAGCTCAATGAAGGCTAAAAGTATTATCAGATTCATCTTTTTTCGCTGACCTGTAGATAGACTCTCAGGTGAGACTTCCATGCCTAGATAATATACAATTGGATTAAATTCGCTGTCGAAAGAGAATGTAAACTTAAAATCTAATCTGTTTGATATTTCGGATATTCTTCCGTTTAGAAGAGGAATGACTCTTTCAATCAGCATCTTTTTTATTCCTCCATCTGATAAAATATCGTCTAACGTACTATATAAATCAATTTCTTCTTGATACTTTGATTTTTCTTTCTTAGTTGATTCTATTTCTGATTCAATTGATTTTATTATAGACTGAATTGAGCCTTCTTGTGAAGATGATTTATCTCCTTTTAGAGCATTTAAACTATTTTCTAGAGTTTTTAAACTAGATTGAACGTCATAAAAATTAGACTTTTCAGTATCTTGATCGGATTTTATTTTTTTAATTGCATCTGCCATTTTTTTATGCAAATCAACTAATTGTTGTAATATTTCTTCTTCAGATTTCTTTCTATCTTCTATTTCTTTTTTTATTGAGAGAGAAGATCCGCTGGTTAAATCACTTAAGCAATGTGGACACTTGTTAGATTGATATATTTTTATTTTCTGATCCAATTCTGAGATAGACGACTTAGATGTAGCAATTTTATTAATATGCTCAGTTACTTTTAAATTAAATGAATCTATTTTAGACTTTAATTGTGTAAACTTATCTTTATGAAAGTCAAGTTTCTTTTTATTATCAGTGATGTCCGATTCCAATTCTTTTATTTTAGAATCGTTGTCTTCCTTGATTTTATTTCTAAGTTCCTCTAATTGATTCATAGAACTTTCTAACAAGGATTCATTTTTTCCAATTGCAATGTCAAGAGAAGATGCTCCTTTAGATGCTTCCTTCAAATCCTCCTTTACTTTATTTCTCATTAAGGTTAATATATCTATTCCAAAAATAGGATCTATTATTTTTCTCTTATCTGACGTAGATAGATTAATAAAGGATTTAAAGTCATCAAAAGAAAGACTTATTGTGTTGCAAAATGTTGAAAAGTTTATATTTAATATTTCTTCCTCTATAAACTCATCGACTTTTCTTTTGTCAGGTAGATTATGATCGATCCCGTTTACCGTAACCTTAGTAAAATTAGGATCAATTCCACGTTCAATAACTATAGTATCTCCTCCTGAGGTTTCAATTTCATTATATGTATAAGTAGACTTATTAATCCAATTTGGGATATCTTTCATTTTCCTTATTGCAGATCTTCCATACGCAGAAACAGTAAGAGCCTCTTTAATAGAAGATTTTCCAGAACCGTTTTCTCCTTCGATTAATACTAATTCTGGAGAATCGCTAAATACATACTCTTGTATCTTATTTCCATAAGAAAGTAGATTCTTCCATCTGAATTTTTTAAATTTCATTAGTCGTTGGATTTATTATTTTTAAGCTCGTCGCTAATCTCTTTAAATTTTTTATAGATCAATTCAGATTTATCGGTCGGAAGTGATCTGGCCTTCAGATATTCACTTAGAACATCAAAAATGTTATATTCATAGTTACTAATGTTTAGATTGGAATCGTCCACCTGAATTGACTCAGATGAATACGGCTGAAATTCCAACCTTCTCATTCCGCTGTCCTTTAATATATCTATGAATTTAGTAACTGGAAAAATGCTCGCAAATGCATGCTCTATGTAGATATCTACAAAGTTATTTTGTATTTGATTTGAAAATTCACTTAGAGACATATTTAAAATTTCCTGAGCATTGTATTTTAAAAATTTAGGAGAATGAGTATTCTCTATAAATCTTTCGGTGATGGTTTCACCTTCAATATCTAATACGTAGTAGCCTTTGGTATTTCCGCAGTCTCCTCTATCCATTTGATATGGAGTTCCCACATATACTACATTGTTTTTAGTTTGACGAATATGAATATGTCCTGAGTATATCTTTTTAAATCCTGAAAGATCTGAATATTCAACACCGTGCTCTAATTTAATTGTCTTACTTAAGGATGCTCCTTTTATATCGGCATGACAAAACATATAGTCACATCTATTAAATCTCTTCATTTCAGATTTAAATCGATCGACTGAATCTATCCATGGAAACATTAGCATTTTATGCTTGGCGTTAATTGTTATGGATTTAGGAGAACTATATACAAAAAAATTATCGAACATTCCATCCATTCCCTCTAGAGAATGAACATCGGTTCGATCTTTATAATATACATCATGATTTCCTACAATGACGTGAACTCCTTTTTTAAATTTAGAAGTAAGGGCCTTAGCGATCTGTATTGAGACGTTTTGAATCCTAACATTAGTTGACTCTCGCACGTGATGCCAATCACCAACTTGTATCAAAATATCTAGCTCTGGATCAAATCCATCTGCGTCAATCGACTCGATAAAATTCTTTAATAAGTATTGGGATTGTATTTCTACCCATTCAATGGAGGCATTTTTAATTCCTAAATGCAAGTCTCCAAGAATATAAATTCTACGTATATTATTAAGCATATAATTTGTTTTAATACATTCTCTTTTTATTAAATTTTCCGTCTAAAAAATTATACTTTTTATTGAGCTCAAGAATCAGATCCTGTTGATGCTCTACATCTAGAGCATCGAATAATCTTCGATAATCTTTTACTGGATCTCCTGAATTTATATTTAAAATTGAAGCTAATACTTCTACAATATAGATTGGATTATAGAACTGTCCATCCTCTAATTCAATTGATATTTTTTTAGTAATTTCGCCATAACACCAATTTATTTCATCCTTAGATAATTTAATTTTATTATTAAATTCATTCTTATATAGGACAGTTTTAAGATTGGCATCTTCTTCTATCATTTTAAATATTTGATCTACCCCCAGATTATAATCCATTGTTTCTTCACTCTCATAGATATCTTTTAGATAACTATCTGAATATGAAGAATTTATAGATATTACACTTTTATATTCATAATCATCTTCCCCTAGTCCTTCTCCGGTTTTATAACCATTGTTAAAGATTTTATCTTCTCTTTTCTTTTTGTTGATATTGTCTTTATAATCGTCATCTCTGTTATTTTCTTTATCTAACATTCATATTTGATTATTTTTAGATGGAATTAAATAATTCCTCATACTCATCATCTGCAATAGATGATGGGCTGTTATTAATCTCAGATTTGACAGTTATTGTTTGATATTCTTCTCTAATTTCATCTTGTAATTTGTTAGCGGTATCATCATCGCTATAATATTCACTATTCATTCCTCTTTCTTCAGAAAGTCTAAAAAAGTCTTTTTCCATTGCATAGAATTTATAGCTCTCTTCATAACCATTGTCTCTGTTTGCAATTACCTTTATTTTCATTCTACTTTCTAGCGGACTTCTCATTAGTCCAAACAAGGAATCGACAGTGTGAACTAGACCAAAAGATTCAGCAACTGAATCCATTCCAAGATCAAAGTTGTCAACGTCATCTCTTTTAATTTGAGTAGCTGATATGATACACCATTCGTTTCTCATAGCAACTCCTCTTAGTTCTTCACAGATTACTTTTATCTTTTCATATAAACCGTTTTGGTCTTTTACCGGTTTTAAAAGATTTAAGTAATCTACTACTACAACTTTAAATTTTTTGTTTAATTTATTCTCAAGGCGAAGAAAGTGATTCTCAATATCAATGGCGGTTGCTCCTCCTGTTGGAAATTCAACTACTTCTAGATATCCTAGATTTCTTCCCATAGATTTAAGTTCGTTTATCTTGTCCTCGATTAATTTTGCATTCTCATCGTCGTTTATATTCTCATAATCGTCTTTAGGAACACTTAAAATATTAGAACCAATTCTTTTCATATAGCTTCGATCTGCTAATTCTACTGTAACTAGACCAGTATAGTTACCGTGTAAGAAAGATCGAGCAGCAATGTTTCCTAATACCATTGATTTTCCAACCTTCGGTCTTCCTTGAAAAACCACTAGAGTTTTAAGATTCCATCCTCCACCTAAGGTTTTATCAAAAAATTGAAATCCGCTTGGGGTTCCAATTTTAGGAATTTGAATGTGAGATTTTGGATCAAAGAAATTTAATCCATTGTTTACGCTATTAAAATTTATAGATAGTTTAGTGCTTATTTCGTTACGTACTTTTTCAGTTATAGAGTTTATGTTATCCGGATTGACTGCCGCCGTTTTTAAGAACGACATAATATCAACTACTGTTAGAT